ACCATTTGTCTTATTAATTAGATTGTCTTTTCTAATATTAGTAAGTGCATTGCCATATATACCATATGAAAGTGCATTAATAAGTGTGGTCTTTCCTGTACCATTACGAGAACCATCGCCTCCCAAGTCTAAGTTATTACCTAAAACGAGTGTTAATGCATCACGGTCCAGTATTACAGACTGCGTGACGTTACCTACACTCATGAAGTTTTTAACTGTTATATTCTTAATCTTTAGCAAACGTTTACCTCTCTCTTGCGTATATTCCTGCTTGTATTGGGTCTACAGAAATTTCGTTAATATTAACATAATCTGGTTGATTAATCAACCATAAAATTAAATCGGCTACATACTCTGTATCTAAAAACTTTCTATCAGGGTGTTTTTTCATCACACTTGGTGTAGTCAAACTGCCCGGTGACAAACATGTAGTCTTTATATTAGACCCACCCATTGTCATGTATGTTAGGTCACGATTGTAATCTCTTAATGCTTTCTTTTCAGTTGGGTATCTCCACGTTCTTCCTTTTACACCTGTATCGGCTGTAGAACCCATATGTATCAAATATGCAGAATGCTTTTCTTCAACGCATTTTGCATAAACTTGTTCAGCAATCATAATTTGATGAAACTTCCATATTGCGGAATTGTTAATAAAGATATCAAATTTATTATCTACAAAATAATCTGCTAGTCGTTTTTGTTCTGGACCTACGTCCAAATTCCAACCATTGCTCCGACTGACAGTAGTATAGTTAATATCATCCACAGTATCAAACAGATTGCAAATACTCTTGCAAAGCCCATAGTCTCTGTTTCCTGTTATTAAAACGTTTTTCATGTCTATAGATTTTGATATAGTTCTACGAGAACTTTTTTATTAAAGCTACCATTATCATCTATTGAGTTTAATTGTGATATCACAATTTCGTCAATAGTTTCAAAATGAATTTCAGCACCAGTGTCATCTTCGTGTTCAGTGTTTTTCATAGGTTGAAGTGTTATGTCTCGTAAGTCATATGCCTCAATGAATGTATCTTTGATGAATGTTGCTTCTTCGTATGATATATCAATATCAAGTGAAATTCTTGCACTTGTTTTAGGTAACAAGTACGCAGATGGATTTTCAAGTAAGTTAGATAATGTGATGTTTTTATATTTAGGAGCATCAGGCCATGCAAAGAATTCTGGTTCTTTGTCCCATTCTAAGAACATCCAACCACGGTCATCGTCTCCTGCGTCAGAGAAGTTATGTGGGAATGCATTACCTGTGTATATCACATTACCTTTTACTTGACGATGATGAAAATGTCCACTAAAAACAAAGTCTTGGTGTTCAAACATTTCACTTTTCAGACCACCATGGTCTGGCATTTCTACCATTGCGTTTAACTTAAACGTAGGTAGTTCAAAGTGACCAAACATATACTTTGTTTTAATTTTCGGAATTTTTTTCCATTCATCACCAACTAACCACGGAACAATAGCTACATCATCTTGTACAAATTGTTCATTGATTAGTACTATATTAGGTAATTCTTTTGCAAACTCAACTGAGTTAACGTCACGTGTTTCACGATAGAATAAATCATGGTTGCCTAAGATAAAGTAAACTTTTTCAAAAGCATCGTTGAGTTTTCTTAAGCCTGCAAGACTGTACTTCATAGTTGAAATATTCAGACTGGCTCTGTTATGATGCCAATCTCCGCCAAATATACAGGTTTCGCACCCTTTTGATTTAGCTTCTCCTATGACCCAATCAATGAATTCGTCACAATCTTGATTGTGTAGGCGTGCATTGTTACGCATGCCATAGTGAATATCAGTGAACCAAGCGGCTTTGTTGAAAAGATTAGTCATTGTCAGCGTAAATCTCTTTGATAGTTTCTGTTGGGATTTGTTCATCAGTAATTCTTGTTTTAATTACTTTTTGCCATCTTTCCTGAGACTTCATTTCATGTTCTAATTGTCTAGTCCAACTTGGCATCTGACCTGATTTCTCTAATAGGTCGTCACGAATGCCTTGATTTTTCTTTTCAGTGTTTAGAACACGTGTAAATGAATTGTTTACAGCCGCTGTATAATATGCGAATGGGTTATCACTCTTTGCTTCATTGAACTGTAATCCAATCTGTGCAAGTTGTAATAATGCCTGTCCACGCATTTCGTCAATATACGTATAGCCTCTCCAGTTACTTCTTTGAGAATAACGCTCGACTAATTTGATATACATGTTGGCTAACGTTGCCGTAATCTTACCGCCACGTAAATCAAACTCTTTGTCTTTGTTATGATGTGAATATGCTACTTCTCTTACACCTTTCCCTTCAATTACATAATGCTTGAATGGTGGGAAATGCAATTTCACTTTATGGTCTGCAATAGTCTTTGGGTTTGCTTTACGGCCAGGTTCATCTGGAATATGGTCGAAAGTCATAACTCTGAAAACCAACGATTCTTTTTCGAAAGATGCTGGATCTACTGCAAAGTCTACTTGTCTTTTCTTTTTATCTTCATTTAAGTCCCAAGCGGCCTTTTGTAATCTGTTTGCCCGATTGGTTCTTGCTTGTTCTTCTGCTTGATGAATTTCACTTACATCATCTAAGATGATATCATGTTGATGATGCAAATCTCTGTTTTCAAACCAACTAAAGTTGGCTTTAGAGATATGAATTTCTTTCAGCATATCTTTGTTGTTTAAATAATTTTGACCTCTACGTGCCATGGTTTTGCTCCTATTAATATTATTAATTATAATACATATGAAAACCAATGTCAAGTGCTAATTGTATATATTCTTAAACTTCGAAGTTTAAGTAACGATAAATACAAGAAACAAGGAGTATAACATGGATAATATCTACAAAGAACAACAGCCCGTAACTATACGTGACCCTAGTGGTCGTTTAGGTGCGTCTGGGCTTGGTGCAATACAATTTCCGTATACACCAACGATAACAGTGTTGACAAGTACTGGGTATAGTTCATATGACCTATCGCATACAAACTTTCAACAAAGAGCGTTTGATATGTCTTCAAATACAGAATTTAACATGACAGCTCCTATTATTGTTCGCAGTGAACAAGAAGCAGACACAGTATTACAGATGGCCAACTTTATGAGGGGTGCATTAAAGATGGATTTCGGTATGCAGTCAGCAAATGCTGGATTACCCCCACCGATATTAAGGTTAGATGCACATGGTATTTACACAAATGTTCCCGTGCTAATAAGAGACTTTACGTGGAACTTAGACTCTGATATTGACTATATTAATACAAGAAGCGGCGCAAGAGTTCCAGTGCAAAATATGTTTGTTATGTCATTGACTACAACATATTCTCCAAAGAACGTTAGAGAAAACTTTACTATGAATGATTATTTGAATGGGCGTTTAGCTAGTAAGGGGTATGTATAATGGCATATGATCCAACTTCACCGTGGAAGAAAACTGCGGTAATAAAAAATAAAGTACTAGACATACAAAATCCTGTCTACTTACAAAAAAGTGCGTTAGACGAAACGTATACTATACCACAGAACTACAATCTTAGACCTGATTTGTGTAGTTATGACCTATATGGTACTTCCAAATACTGGTGGGTTTTTGCTAAAAGAAATCCTGATACTATTCAGGACCCGATAAACGATTTCACAGCGGGTACTAAAATTAAAATACCTAGCAAAAATCAATTAGACGAAATGAAGTAGTGTACAATGGCAGTCAGAAGCGTAAGAAATAATAACCCAGGTAACATCAGAAGCAATGCAACAGCATGGCAAGGTGCAACAGGTGGCGATGGTTCATTTGTTTCATTTGCTACGCCTGAGCATGGAGTAAGGGCTTTAGGCAAAACGCTAGAAACTTACCAAGATAGGCACGGACTAACTGATGTAGAGGGAATGATTCAACGTTGGGCTCCTCCTAATGAAAATGATACATCTGGATATGTAGATTTTGTAGCAAATAAAATGGGAATAGATAAAAATACTCCTATTGATTTATCTGCTAATCCAGAACTAGCAGAAAAAATGGTAAGTGCAATGATTCAAAAAGAAGGCGGAAATGAAGCATCTGCCTATTTCGCAGACAGTATCGGTACTGGGTTGGACATGGCATATGGTAATATACCTGATAGTTCTCCTGTTATTGATGATGATACTCAGCGTGATTTATTTTCAAATGGCGAACAGCTTAGTGAACCCCCAACTCAAGGAATTGACGATACGAGAAGCCTAAAAAGTAATGCGATATCTGGTTCAGGAAGTTTGTCCAGTTTATTAAAAAATATGGAATCGAATAATTTATTTTGGGAAAATGAATTAGATGCGTTTGAACATTATACTTACAATTTAGATTTGTTTGTTGTTAACCAACAAGAAGCAAATAAGTTTCTTGCCTATGAACAGACTCCACAACTTATAGACGATGTGGTAAACGATGCTTGGCCTACTAACAACATGAATGTGATTACGATAGCAAGAACGGGCGTCACCACAGAATTAAACATTACAGATTTAACTATCACTAGTGTCGGTAACGGAACTGGTTCAGCATCAAAAATGGCAGGTACTGCCACTAATTTACAATTTACTATCAGCCAAGTTGGCGGAACTTCTTTGCCTGATATGTTACAAAACAGTATTTTATTGTGCGGATATCCTGACTTACAGAATGCAATATTCTTTATGAAAGTACGCTTTAAGGGTTATGATGAAAGTGGCAACCAAGTTAGAAACTTACCCGCTACAAAAATATTCCCATTTGTTATTACAAAATATAATGAACTACAATCTCAAACAGAAAGTAAAGGTACAAACTTAATATTAGATGGTACAATCGTAAATGATAAAGTAGTAGCTGATACTGAACTGTCTCAAATGGATTATAACTTTGAATTTGATGTTGCGGCTACCTTAGAAGAAACACTAGACAACTTCTTTAAAAAACTAAATGCAAAGATAGAAGAAAAAGCAGTAACGTCAAACTCAGATTTTATTAATGAATATAATTTCGAAATGTCTGACGATTTTAAACAAATGTTTGGTCAAGGCCAAATGACTTCTCCGGATGTTCCCAATACTTCATCTGGAAATAATGAAACATCTGAAACAGCTAGTGTTAAAATAGGACAGCAAACTGGTGTTATAACGCCTGGTTCATCTATATATAATGCAATAGAAAGTATTTGTTTAAACTCAAGTTTAATTAGAGAAGCACTAACTGATGATTCTCCTCAACTATCAAACTTGTTTAGAGTTCTACCACATGCAACACCTAAGTTAGGTGGCTATAATGTATTGACAAGTAAACAAACTTATGAAGTAAATTATTTTTTAACTGTGCAAAAAAGTTTAATAGTACAAAATCAATCACACAACGCAAAGCTAACAGAAGATACTGCAAAAGTTTTAAGAAGTATATTCTTAGAAGGTCATTGTAATAAAAGATATTACTATCAATATACTGGTAGGAATGAACACATATTAGATTTAACTATATCACTGGATAATCAACTTCAAAAAGCATACGTAAAACCTAGCGATACCTACATGGCAAATGGTTTCTTAGAAGCAGTTGGAGATTGGCGTACACAAATCGATGAAAGAGCCCAACAGAAGCTAACAGAACTGGAAGAAGAGTCTGGAACATTGGGTGAAACACTTAGAATGCATAGAGCAAACGCTCGAACACTTGAAGGACAATTTGCAGACCTTAGTGCAGAAGTACGAAACGAATTCAGAGACAGACTTATGAGTCGTGTTGGTGGACCAGGAGAGGCCGCCGAAGCACAAAAAATATATGAACAAATTCAAAATGCTGATGCAAATCAAATGATGAGTATGTTTGATGAAGATTCACAAGAGTATGAAATTCTTCAAGATATTATGAAGGGAGAAGTTCGTGAAAATCGTAACAAGCTATTTAATCAAATACAAGATTCAAACCAAAGTCAAAATGATTTACTAAGAGAAGAAAAAGAAAATGAAATTGCACAAAATGACTTAATGCGTGAGGCATTGGGACAACTATACTCAACTAAAATTATTGAAAGCACTTCAACCATCGGAGACAATTGGAATGACTTGGGATTATTCCCTGGCAGTGAAGGACAGGAACTTATACTTACTGAAAATTTAGATAAAGAAATGATTAGTAAATTAAGTCTTGACCAATTTGATAGTTTATTAAAAGCACTTGTAGAAAACCCAGTTAACTTTTCACGTATTACTAAATCATTATTAGAAAATCCTACTAACTTGAATGTTATTAAATCGGCTGACCAAGAAGATATTGAACTTGCACAAGCAAAATATTATGAAGGAAGAAATAATAATTTAAGTATGATGAATGCACAAATGACTATCAAAGGAGACCCATATTGGGTAGATAGCGTGTATTCTCCTTCTATGATAAAAGCAAAATACGGCAATGCAAATGCACTTGATGAATATAAAATGCATTCTACGAATATTAATGGAGTAAATTATCTTATCTTAGTTACAGATAAAGCAGAAGGCGTTTATTTAAATAACCCAGAGAGAGTAGGACTAGATGCAGAAAATTATGATGGAATAAAAAAGACACGACTAATGACTAGTGTATATTCTGTTAACTCAGTTATTAGTTCATTCAGTGGTGGATTATTTACACAAACATTACAAATGGTAAAGATACCAGCGGCGGAAGAATTTCAAACAGTAGATGCAGTACTAGGAGCTCCTAATCCAGAATTAATGTCAGACGGTTATTTTCAATTACCAGTACAAGATAGATTAGGACTCAATGATGGAGGCGATGCTGTTGTGAATCCAAATGCAAAAGAAGACGCGGAAGCAAAAGAATTTGCAGATGATATAGTTGCACCACAGGGCGCAGGTACTGGAATAACACCAGAGGGCGATGTGTATGTAGTTGATATAGATGGTGCGGGACCGCATGCGGTCATGGCATTACAAACTGCAACAAATAACTTTCTTGAACCTTCAAACCAAAACGATTACGCAGTTCCAAATGAATCAGTTGCAAAACAATTAGCACTTGCTAGACAACAGGCCGAGGGACTATGTGCATTAGGTCATGAACAATCTTGTATTGCGGTACAACAATCTGCACAAAAGATTGCAAAAAGATTAGCAGACGATTATCAAACAGGAAATGAGTCAGTATCGGATGCAACTCGAAATGCTTACAATGAAGCCATAGACGAAGGTTATACTGTAACAGCACAAACTATGGCAGAGATAGACCACGCACTTGAGGCAACTGAAAATGCAACCGTGGGAACAACTGTAACAGGATTAGACCAAGAAGCACTAACTAAGGTAAACGAAGCAAATCGAATAGAATCAGAACGATACCTTAAAGGCGAGGATGATATTATAAAAGATCCACAATCAATAATGTCTGATTTAGAAACGATAGATGTGAATGACCCTAACACAACCAATGCAGAAAAGGCGGCAAGTATCAATGGTGCCGCGTCAATTCTTGACGGTACTGTTCCAATAGAAAATCACGGACATCAGGTAAACGTAGAAAGTTACCGAACAGGACTTGGCACAAGAAATTATTCAGTTGATGTTGGGCTTAATACTCTTACAGTAAACGAAGCAGACAAAGTTTCAGCATTGAACCAAAAAGCCATTAATATTATCGATGGCAGAAGTTTACATGATTTAACAGACCAAGAATATTCGGAAGTCAAAGCAATAGAAAGCACTATTGATACAATTACAACAAACGCAACCTCAGGAACTAGAGGAGAGGCAATAGATGCATTGAAGAAACAAAAGAAATTAGAGTTGCTAAATGAAAAAGAAGCAGAACTAAAAGACACAGAAGAAAGATTAGAGAGTTGGTATTGGACAGAAGCAGGAAGAGAAAGTGACGAAGAACTTGCATCTAAATTACAAACCGAAGTAAATGATATAAGAAGTGATTTAAGTTCAACCGATGGTGTAACTACTGGTATAATACCAGTTGAAGAAAATGGCGAAATTAAATATGAAAATGTTGCAGTACCAATCAAAGAACCAAATGCTACTGCACCTATAATAGTAGTTGAAACACTTGGTGATAGGACTGGCACATCAATTTCTAACAGTAATATAGTTGATGCAATATCAGACGGAGAAGTGTCTGCTTCACAAGTTGCACAATATACTAATGCAAAAGATGTGTACAATGATATATTAACCAAAGTTGAAGCGGCACCAAGAACAACATTAACAGAAACTTTTGATGGAGAAACTTACACCTCGCAAGTATTAGATTACAGTGCAATTGGTCCTATAACATATAGAGACTCTTCAGGAACAATACAAACGATAACAGACCCAGTAACACATTTTGGATTAGTCGATTCAACTGCGCCTGTTGGATCATTTGAATATTATAAACCTGGACTAAACCCAATGAATTTAAAAAATACAATAGCCAATGAGTACCCAGATATTGCGGTAACAACCGCATCGGGAGTTGCAAATGAAGATAGTAGAAACCCAGAAACTGGTGCATTGCAAATAGGCGTTCGATTTAATGCCGCTGATTTTGTGATAGTTAACCCACCAACGCCGTAGGAAATAGAATGAAGACTAACGAATTTAATAATGAGTATTCAACTTTCAGTAAGTTGTTTGATGATGGAAGACATGATATGGATAAAACATATTATACTCCGTATACCATTGACCCTAAATTTGGTGAACAAAAAGAAGTATGGCCTAATGCTTGGCCTACAAGAACAGACTTAACAAATTTTGAAGATTTCGAAGAAGAAATAATTCCTATATTCGGTGATAGTTTTATGTTTGGCGATGGGTTACCAGAGAAATGGTGCTTGAGTGCGTTATTGAATAAAAAAGATAAAAATAAGTTTTGGATAAATTTAGCAAAACCTGGTTCTGGAAACGAAACAATAATGCGAAGATTAGAACAATGGACAAATGAACCAAAGTCTAAACAGACAAAAACTATTGTGTATAGTATGTCCTCGATGATGAGACATGCATGGTATATGAACATTTTGTCACCTGGTATAGACAAACCAACTAAGCCAATATACAATGAGCTACTAAGAGCTTGGGATACAAATGCAAATATTAATCCAAATTTAGGAATAAGAAAAATGCCGATAGTTGATCCAGAAATTCTATGGGAACTACCAGAAGCATCGCAAGAGTTTCATACAAATTTTAACAAACGTAGTGCAAAAGCCCAAAAAGCATTAGACGAATCTTGGGCGGCGCATATGCTACATATTAATACTAATGCAAATTCTTTTATTAAAAATGTTGAGATAATATTAAGACGATTGCATTGGTTAACTCTTGCAAACAAATGGAATATTATATTTGTTAATATAGGATTTTGGGAACAGTATAATATTTTACCAGATGCAATGGAATTGGCAAATAAATACATAAATGATATGAATACTTTAGACAGAAAAGTAGAAATTATCAATACACCACTTGATTATAGTAGGCTAAGTTGTGGGCATTTTGATGAAATTGCGAATAAAGATTTAGCTAAAAACATACATCAAGCGTATAGGAAAATAAACAATGGCTAATCAATCTACTATAGGAAACAGTCTTGCAAAATCTCTTTTGAGCAATCGAAAGTCGCAAGAAAATCCTATTTTACAGAATATTAAAAGTGGCATATATAAAGCCATAACTGTTGGAGGAAAACCAGATCCAGAAGGACGAGGACGTATAGCGGCTTATGTTCCTAAATTGGGCGGAGATCCAGATGAGCCAATGTATTTTATGTATGCAAGTTCTTTCGGAGGCTCAAACTCTCAAGGTTCATATGGTATGTTCTCTGTCCCACCAGATGGCGGAGTTACTATATTAGTTTTCTTTGCAGATAACGGAAATCTAAACGAAGGTTATTGGTTCGCAGTTGCACAAGAAGTTCCCGGCACTGTACCAGGTGGTGCGGCAGGTACTGCCAATCCTGACGGCAGTGGAATGGGTGAAGGAATTGCCAAAGATGTTAAAGTTGCAAAGTCTACACCTAACACATTAGCAGAATTACAAAATACAGATGAAGCAGACCAAGGAAATTCTAACAGAAATGTAAACTCAGCAAGTCAAGGTATATTTTCTGATAATAAACGAGGACAATCTACTGCAAGTCCATTACGTGATGCAAACTATGAAACAACGCAACACTCAAAAGTTTATGGCTGGACTACACCAGGTGGTAATGGAATTACAATGGATGATGGGTCTGTCGGAGACGATGGCACAATACACCCTAATCAAATTAGAATTTCGACAGGTTCAGGCGCACAAGTTATTGTTGATGGCACAAATGATTTTGTATATGCAATCAATAGTTCAGGTTCCGGTTGGGTTGAAATTGGAGCAGATGGTGAAGTGATGGTTTATGCTGAAGGATCATTGTCGATGCGTACAGAAAAAGATTTCAATCTACGTGCAGATAAAAATATAAACCTTGAAGCTGGTGAAAATATTAATCTACATGCTATAAACAATTATAATATTAACGTAGATAATCAAATGCATACTAAGACTATTGGTTCGCAGTTTTATGAAAGTGGTGGGTCACTACATCAGAAAGTTGAAACAAGTATGTATGTTTCTACAGTTAATGGCAAGCTACATCTTAATGGTCCTATGGCTTCTATCGCTTATGATATACCATTAGAAACACAACCAGATATTCAGAATTTAGAAAACACAGTAATTGAAAAAAGTATTATACCTAAATTCCCAACACATGAACCTTTCTTGCGTGGTACAGAAACAGTACAAAAAGCCGCAGATGGGTCTACGCCTGGCGAGAATAACAACGAAACACAAAACGCTGGTAATGAAATAGCAAGTGATCCAAATAGTGCATCTGGACAAATGGATGCCGCAAATCAAGATTCAAATGAAACATCAAACGAAGATGTTCCTGGGCTTCCTCCCGGAGAAGGCTTGGCATCTATACGTGCAAGTAATGGAGTAGGCTGTCAGGTTGCGGCAATATTCCAATCTAACTTCCAAGGATTAATTGATGATTTAGAAGCAACCGGATACGTTATTAAAACATTGGGCGGTTACTGTAATAGAAATCAAAGAGGTGGTTCAAGACCTAGCTTCCATGCAATGGGAGCCGCAATAGATATTAATGCATATGCACCAAACGGATATGCACGAACAAGACCAGCTGGTTGGAATCCAGGTGTGACTAGAGGCGCAGACCAAGGCTGTGACTTCCCACTTAACATCGGTGAGATAGCCGCAAGGCATGGTTTAGGTTGGGGCGGAAACTGGAGTGCTCCATGGGATCCAATGCATTTCTCAGCCGCAAGTGCAGAAAGAGGCGCATACCGATTAACTCGTTCATACAGTGTAGCAGATAGTTCTTCTGTTACAGGAACAACCGCAGTGAGGTTAGCGTAATGTTATTTGATAAAAGAAAAGGGTCATTGCTAAATTATATTCAACTTCCGTTGAATGTTGTAACTCCTAATGGCACTTATTTAGGTACGGGCTACAAAGAAACCGGTGAGCCTACTTATATATTATCACACGTTAGATTGACATGCTTTCCAATAACAGATTTAATATTCAGTGAAATGAGTAAGAATGCAATCATTGATACAAACAAACCTATGTTAGAGATAACAGATGATACTGTTGGGTTTGGTTATAAAATAACAAATACAGAAAAGCGTTATGGATATATAACCGTTGCCTCACAGAGAATAGACATAGGTACAGGCAAAATTACAAAACCAATGGCAAACTTTATATTAGAAAAGCAATTACGTAATATAGGAAATGTTTTAGAAAAGTTTGTTAAGAAAGAATTATCTCAACCACAATTTGATGCATTGTTATATTATTTCTTCAATGAAGGCGTTGATAAAATTGAAGGACATCCTATCATTGCATTGATTAATAATGAAAAATGGTATAATATTACAGATGAAATTCAGACTAATATTAAAAAGAATAACGGCCAGATTAATGAAAAACTAGCCGCTATGAAAATTAAAACTTCTAAGATGTGGAGTTTTGTTCCTGGCTTTAGTTAGGCTACCTCTTTAAAACCAAAATTAGCAACTACTGATTGCTTGCCATCTTCATCTTCCACAATGTCACCAACACTAACACTGTACATACGAGACAAACGCTCAATGTCTTCTTCTGGGCCCATGTTCCCTACATGAAACACGCCCTCTAAACTATCAGCAGTGATGTTACTAACATGCGTGTAGTATCCACGATTGAATGCATCCCGGGCAACCATACCTGTGTCATTCTTTGAAAAATTCATATCTAATTTCAATGATTGCTTATGAACAGCATCATGTCCTTCTTCATTGATTAAATCAATTTCTGCATCTGTAAGATGAATTTGATATAACTTGTATTTCATATTAGTAACCTCTCTGTTGATTATGTAATTAATATAACACGATTCGCTAGTTTGTCAAGTTTTAGTCTAAACGTGAACCACAAGAAGCATTAAACCCAGCAGAAGACATTACATCTGCATATGCCTGAGCACCTGCTTCTTTAACATCAACATTTTGTACGTTAACTTTACCTGGATTCCAGATTTGCCACGCTTTGCCAGTCCAATCTTTTGAAAATCCCATAGATTCTAACACTCTACGTTCTTCTTTACCTAGCTTAGTATTGCCCTTATTTTCAGGACGAACAGTAACCCATGCAAAACCACAGGGATAATTGTCCTTACCACCTAGTTTTGAATTGAAATAATCTAAAGAAGCCTGATTTGCTTTTGATTCTGCTAACACACTTAGTTCTTTTACTGTCATTGTAGTCATATTTAAACCCTCTCTTTATTGAATATACTATTATTATACTACGATTCGCTAATCTGTCAAGTTTTTAGCCATAAAAAAACGGGTTAAATTGCATTTAATTACATTTTAACCCGTTAAGTATTAGACTACTTACTGATTTTCAGGTCTTTCATTGATAATTTTATCAATTAACCCGTATTCTAGTGCCTCTTCTGGGCCCATGAACTTATCACGTTCCATATCACTATAGAAATCTTCATAAGTTTTGCCTTTAGAGTTATGTTTTACATAGATACTAGTCAAACTTTCTTTAACTTTTAAGATTTCTTTGACTTGAATTTCCATGTCAGTTGCCTGTCCACCGGCGCCGCCACTTGGTTGATGTATCATGTGTCTTGCATGAGGTAACATAAATCGTTTGCCGGGAGCTCCCGCAGTTGCCAATAATGAACCCATGCTACATGCTTGACCTAAAACCATTGTTGAAACATCTGGTTGAATGAATTGCATAGTATCATAGATTGCCATTCCGGCTGTTACTGCTCCGCCTGGTGAGTTGATATAAAAATGTATATCTTTTGTTGGGTTTTCTGCTTCTAGGAACAGAAATTGGGCACAAAGTAAGTCAGACTGATAGTCATTGACTTCACCTGTTAAGAATATAACTCTTTCTTTTAACAAACGTGAGAATATATCAAAGCTACGTTCTCCGTTTGCAGTTTGGTCTACGACCATTGGTACTAAGTTTGGCATACTTTTATTTATTCTCCATTTGTATTTGATTAAATTAATAATAACAGAAATTACAACAAAAGTCAATACAAAAAGTACGAAGTTTATATGTTGATAAATACTCTTAATAAGTATAGAGAGAACATTATGGCAAGATTTATAGGTTTCAGTACTAAAAACAAAAGTGCAATCAATCATACTCTAACTGGAAAAGAGTTAGTAGTAGAAGATTTATTGAATAATATCATGACTCGCAAAGGCGAAAGAATTATGATGCCTACTTATGGGTCGATTATACATGACCTTATCTTTGAGCCGTTGACCTCTAACATAAGAACACTTATTGAAGAAGATTTAACGAACATCATCAGCGATGAACCTAGAGTGAATTTAGAGTCCATTAACTTAACTGAAGGTGAGCATACAGTCACAGCATCTATTAGTGTCGCTATATTACCAGATAATGAGCCTGTAACACTAACAATAGATTTAAAGAGAGAATAAAAAAATGAGTCAAGAAAGAATAGATAACTTATTTGCAAGTGAAAGCTGGACCAGTGTATACACTGCTTTCAGTAACGTGAGTTTGAAGTCTTATGATTTCGATACAATACGTGAAAGTTTACTTGCGTACATCAATAAGACATACCCAGAAAAATTTAATGATTTTATAGCAAGTTCTGAATTCATTGCGATTTTAGACCTTGTAGCATACTTAGGACATTCACTAGCATTCAGAAGTGATATGAATACACGTGAAAACTTTATGGATACGGCTGAACGCCGTGAAAGTATTTTACGTATGGCTAGAACACTTGGTTATACAAAGACACGACCAATCAATGCAAGTGGTATGATGAAAATCACAAGCGTCACAACTACAGAAGATGTAGCAGACAACGAAGGTAACTCTCTCGCCGGCAACGTTGTTAACTGGAATGACTCAAATGATGTTGACTGGTATGAAAAATTCATTACTGTTTTAAATTCTTCATTCAATAAAAATACAAAAATTCAAGATCCTAGTGCAAGTTTGAATATCGGCAATGTTGAAAATTACTTATATGAAGTAAATGAGAACAAGAATTCTAAATCTATTGCATACGCATTCACATCGAATGTAGCAGGTGCCAATAGACGGTTTGAGGCTGTAAGAGCAAGTATCGAAAATAATAAGATTATAGAAGGTGCTCCGCTCAATGATAAAAATTTCACAATCATTAATAGAAATGATAACTTGGGACCTGCATCAGACAGAACAGGTTTCTTCGTTCTTGCTAAAGCAGGACAACTGCAATTTGAGAACTTTAGATATGGAATAAAGGCATCTAATAGAGTAGAAACATTAACAGATGCAAACGTTTCTAATACTGATGTTTGGTTGCACAAATTAGATAGTAACTTAAATTATAAATCAGATGTTACTAAAGTTGACAATGATACACGTGAAACTGCAATCTACAATTCACTTAGAACTGGAAATGGCGACCTTGTAAATATCTCAACTGGTATTAACAATACAATCGAACTTAGATATCCAGACGGTATATTCGGCAATGCGGCATTCGGTGATTATAGAGCATGGTTTAGAACTTGTACAAACGAAAACTTTTCTGTAAATTCAGGCGATATTTCAAACGTTACAATATCTATCCCATATACTGGTGCAGATGATAAGTCATACAGACTTACAATTACAATGGCAAGCACTAAAGACTTTGGTGAAAACTTTGCGGGTGAAACATTCACAAGCGTAAGAAGAATTGCACAGAAATCATATTACGCCCAAGACAGAATGGTCAACGCACAGGACTACAATGTATACCCATTAACATTAGGTAACAACATTGTAAGAAAGCTGAAATCAGTAAACACAAGTTTTGCAGGCAATTCTCGTTACTTTGAAATGGATGACGTTACCGGACATCACTCAAACTTAAGCATTACAGGAACAGATGGTTCTGTGTTTGTTGAAGACGAAAGCCTAAACATGTCATTGTACTTTAATAGGACTAGTGGCAACAGCGATGATTTTATTAGAAATGAACTTTCAAGAGCAATCGGACATCCGTCATTGTTTAATAAGTTTTATCATTTATACCGAGACGCGGCTAGTATTAATATTGACGTAAATGAATTATATACAAAAAGCCCATTAAATAATTTACAAATCGAAGGCACTGCGCCTTGGAATATAGAACAAGGTGACTATGTAAAAATACTAGGAGAGTCAAGTACGGAGTATTATGCAAGAGTTAAAAAAGTTGTTTCTACAGACCCAGGACAGATTATTTTAGATAGAGTCATTACAGAAAAGGGAACATTGAAATCTGTAATCAGAGGCTACAGAAGTAAATTTACAGAAGCAGAAATCACAGCAATCAAAACTCAAAAAATTGATGACTTGAATGTTACATCATTTACTTTATATTATGATGTTGCTCAAGGACAAACAACTAAATGGGAATGGAAAATATGGGATGGAGTAGTAGACCTCAGTGATAAAATAAAAGTAGAGTATGAATATAATCCTGGCATTCGAACCCACGAAACTATGTATGTTGCCAAAATTAACGGCAAGAAAGTTGTGTTTGAAAGCTACGACCAAGTTAGATTTTATTATGGCAACAATGAAGTAGTTGTAGATAATGAAACAAATCTTGCTGAAAGAGACAAACTATTAATTAACTACTATGATGGCGCTAAGACAGTAACCTCTTCGGACTCAAATATTTCAGATGAGATTACTGTAGGTTATACACCAGTGTCAGAATTTGCATCAAACGGCAGTGGCGGTGGAACATTCAAGGCAAAATATCGCAACACCGGTGCAGATGTAACATACGACTATGTTGAGAATAACAGTACTATTTCGACAGTTGATTATAAACATCAATTAGTATCGCCTGCGGGAATTACATACGACTTGCCAACTAGTGCAATAACTTCACCTGCAACACCAAATAATATCATCGGTTCAACTCCTGATTTTGAATTAGAACTTGAAGTTGATGATTTGTCTCAATATGTTTCATTGCTAACGAATGTAGAAGACGATTCGGTTGTAACGACAGGGTCTGAAACGCACATTTCACCAAACGGAATGCCAATTGATGGCGAACAGAACGCAGAAGCACAAGCAAACGCAGTAGCATCACATAGTACAATATCGTCCACTAACTTAAAAAATATACATGGGTTTAAGGGCGAACCTTCTTTATCATATTTTGGTTCTGCACCGACAACAAATAACTTTTTATGGATTGATACTAGTTCATTACCAACTGGAGAAACAAGAGAGACTGCAACATTTGGTATGACAGGTGTACAAAAAGATTTCATTACAGAATACTTGTCAGGAACTTCATCGTATAAATTTACATATCCATATAAGAATTGGAATGTACAACCAGATGGCACAGGCGGAGATGGTATAACACAATCTGATACCGCAGAAAATGATGTTAGATTTAAACAGACAGCATACGGTGAAATAAATTTCTCAACATCTGAAACTATAACACAATCTAATATGGTTATCAAAGATAACAACGGACAAATTATATCATCGAATCATTGTGAATTAGTAGCGGGTGCTGGCAATTCATATAAAATTATATTCTGGACAATAGATCCAGGCACTTCAAGTTTATTAGATGTTTTTGTAGGCGATGGTAGTGCCACTACTACATTAGCAGACTTTGGAGTCAAAGTTGTGGCCGATGTACAAGTAGCTAAGAAAGTTGAAGTACAAACATCATCTTACGTTACTACAAGTGCATATGTTTATGATGAATATAGAATAAGTTCAGGATACATTGATCCTACAAGAGTTAAATTACTGACATTAAGTGCAGACGGAAATCCATATGGATTATTGAATGTATTTAATTTAAAAGATGACCAAGGAAACGTGACTTCATCTAAATTTATTATAGAGTCATACAAATTCAGTCATGCAGGCTATGAAAATATAGATTTACATAGAGCATCAAAATCTGCAACAGCGGCACCAAATGCCGGAACAGTTAGTAACCCAACACCAGAAGGCAATTTACCAAGTTATAAAATATGGTTTAACACAGATGATAGCGAATGGTACTTATATCAAGCAGGTACTTGGTCAAAATCGTTTGTGTACTATGAACAATCTCCTACAGTTATTTGGTATGGCGACACACAATACTCAGTAGTCGATGGCAAAAGTTTTGTTGAAGACAAATTTATGAGTTATAGATGGGATCATTATGCAGACGTAGATAAAAGAATTGATCCTAGTACAAGTAATATCGTTGACATGTATGTTCTTACAAGTGACTATGTAAGACAAGTAAATCAATGGATAGCAGGTGGTTTCAAAACAGCAGTACCTACATCTCCAAATAATTACGAATTGTCAACATTGATGAGTGGTATTGAACCCAAATCGTCTATTGCAGACCATATTTCATATATACCAGTCAAGTTCAAATACTTGTTCGGCAACTTCGCATCTCCTGAAAATCAGGCTACATTCAAAGTTGTTAAGAAATCAGGAACAGCATATACTGACAGTGAGGTCAAGACCGCAGTGTCAACTAAAGTAAATGAATACTTCGAATTAGATAACTGGGAGTTTGGTGACACATTCTACTTCTCAGAATTAGCATCATACTTACATAATCAACTTGGAGATTATATTGCAAGTGTTGTTACAACACCTAAATATTCTACTAGCGGTTTTACAGACTTGCTAAGTATTACTAGTGAACCAAATGAAATTTTCTTAAGTGTAACAACATCAGAAAATGTTAAAATCATTTCAGCAATTTCATCATCAGAACTTCAAGGCGAGGATGTAGTAAGCAATGGCTAAGAATAAAATTTATGACTTTCTTCCGGGACATTTAAAGAATAGTGAATTACAAACTATCTTTGAAGGCACACTTGAACGAGCATTCTCAAAAGGCTCAGTCGAAAAGACAAGAGCATATGTTGGTAGAAAAGAAAAAGGAATAAACAGAGAAGAAGATATATATCTCTCGTTTCCTCCACATGCATATGGTCGTGAGAATTACGGTTTAGAACCAGTATACTCTAGTAAGAATGATAAGGTCTTTTATGAAGACATGTTGAATTCTTTATTTAATAAAGGTGCTTTGACAAATGACCATAGAAGATTATTCGATACTACAAAGAAAACAATTAATATACCAGTAGACTTAGACAAGTTTATAAACTACGAAATGTATTACTGGGTTAAGCCAGGATTCGACCTAACTATAACTGGTAGTAATAAAAAACATTATGTTACGATTGCCAGGGACGATGCAAATCTTTTTGCAGTTGATAACTGGTGGTCTAATGAAAACTCATGGTATCATTACGATGATATAAAATCATTTATAACAAGTACAAATAGTGATAAGATAGAACAAGCTAAACGTCCTATCATAGAATTTGATAGTAGAATAGAACTTGGAAATGATAGTTTAAATAAAGTCGCTTCAACAGATTGGGAGTTTCCTACATTTAAAATATATGACAAAGATGGCAATGCTGGAAATATAGTAGATTCAAAAATCTTTTCATATGTGATTGGTGATTCCGCATTATATAACGCAGACCAAGAATTAGGATTTGTTCCATTATTAAAAGCAGGCGATTATGCTAGTGAATTTCAATTTATTGTTGATATACCTGATAATGCACAATATGATTTAGATGGAGTAATGACTGGTATCTATATTGATACTACATTCGATTATAGAAACTTTAGACAAGAGTATGGAAGAGAATCTGGGAAAGTATTAACCTTATCACAAACACCAAAGACAACTAATGCCGTTGATGTTTATGTTGAGGGTATGAAACAGATTGCTAATTATACAGTTGATTTGACAAACAATACAGTGACATTGGATAATGAACCAGATGGGTTTGTGTATATTGATTACTGTACAAAAAGCGGTGTAGTAAATGATGGCGACAACGGCTTTCAACGATTGCATCACTCAATAGAATTTAACGTAGATAATAAAAGCTACAATAATATAAATTTATCATACTCAATATTGTATGAACATTTTTTAAGAATTTTAGAAACTGCTCCTGGTCTTACCGGTGAAGCAAATGGATTTAATAACTTTAGAAACCTAAATACTGTTGGACATCTTAACACTTTTCATAATAAAGGAAGTGTGTTAGTTACAAACTCTGTTGATGTTAAAGATGCATTCTTTTCTATAACAAGGGATGATTATGACCCAATAAAAGCAGTTGAGTTTTTATCAACAACGTATCAAGGATACAAAAACAAATTAGTAACGACAGTAAGAGATATTCTCAATGATGCAGGAAGCCAATCTAAATCAGACTTAATGATTTTAGAAGAAGCAATAAATCTAATTGCATTATCAAAGAGAGATAGCATTAGTATATTTGATAAACTTGACATGATTAATCATGGTGAATTATACTCTAATTACCAAGAAGCAGAAATAACAGAAATTATAGCAGATGCTACTGAACAGTTTGTACCTGATGAATTAGGAGCTATAGCGTTTCCTGAAACTCTGTCAGTATTTAAAGATGGTGTATTGCAAAGACTTAACATAGATTATACTATCATTATCAGTCAAGGCGGTAAGGATATTTTAAATTTTAGGTCTCCGGTATCAGGCAACAGTACTATCTATCTTAGAAGATATGATAGCATCAAAGAAACATTCGTCCCACCAAGTGCTACATACTTGAAATTATACCCAGCATTTAGACCTATGATTATGGATGATATGGGATATAGTTCCGGAGTAACACAATTCCTTATAGGACATGACGGTTCAAGAATGAAACTTTGGGGCGACAAGACAGATGACATTATGTTAATGTTTGAAACTCTTATATGGAACAACCTAGATGATAATCTTGCAAGAACAAATTTAGATGCTGTAAATTATGGGGTGTACAAATCTGCACCAAGCGAATGGTCTAATTCTGAAAAGAACTACACGATGTATCCTTTCTTTAAGAAATGGCTAATTAGAAATAATATAGATGATTTACAGAATACAGGATTTGATGCTAGTGATTGGACTACATGGAATTATAGAAACATAAATGCAGACTCTCCGGGACACTGGCGTGGTATATTTAAATATGCATACAATACAGATAATCCTATAGAAGAACCGTGGAAAACAATAGGACTTTCACAAGAGCCTACAACGTTTAGAACTACATACGGTTCCAACTTTGCTGACCCAAGTTTTTGGTCTAACTTATTTTCTATTAATAATATCACAAATGTTCCAATTCCAGTCGATGCTGGCGGCAACTATATTGATATTAATAATTTATTTTTTAGCGGATCAATCTTAAACAATGATATAGGCAGATTATCAGAAGATTGGGAATTCGGTGATGGATCTCCAGTAGAAATGGCATGGAAGAATTCAAGTGAATATCCTTTCATAGAATTCATACTAATGATGCTGACCAAACCTTTCAAAATATTCCACACATACAAAGATGAAATTGATACGAGTATTTCAATTTACAATAGTAGAGAAGGATATAATACTGCAAATATCATAATACAAAAACAAGATTATGAATTTAAACTTGGCTCAAAGCTAGGTGGATTTGTTAATAACTTCAAGCTGTTAGCAGAAAATACATCTATGACTAACAGTAAATATACAGAAATTCCTAAAGACAATTATGATTTAGTAATACATTCTGGTGAGCCGAATAGAAGTGAATTTTTCAGTGCTATTGTTATTGAAAAAGTTTCATTAGATAGCCCTCATCCGGTATATTCAAAAGCAAATACTATGACATATCTAAAAGGTGATATTGTCTTAAATGAGTTTGACGGCAAATATTACAGAAGAATAGCAGAGTCACAGACAGCAAAAGAACAACAATCAAGTCCTATAATTCAATTTGATTATCAAGCATGGTCTCTTATCTCTCAACCAAAGACACAATCATTTGGATATAGAATACAAGGATATGACGATATCAATCCTACATTCTTTGCAATGGATTGGGATAGAACATCTGGCGAAAAGGCATTCAGTACTAAAGGCGACAGAATGCATCTTTCTGATTGGCAACAAGGAAACTATTATAGACAAGATTCTTATATGAAATATCAAGGACAGCCTTATGTTTGTCTAAATGCACATACATCTACTACATTGATAGATGATAACATTGAGGATTGGAAACAGCTAGTAGAATGGCCAGTTACTAATGTAGTTACAGCATACGGTTGGAAAAAGTTTAAAAATGATGCTGTAAAAACATTCAACTATGGTGATATTTTAACTTCGATAGATGATGTCGCACACTTGATGGTAGGCTATCAGGAATATTTAGGACTGATAGGTTGGGGATTTACGGATATAGATGAAGATGGAAACACCATTGACTTTAAACAGCTTTTATTAAAATTCTTAGAATGGAGTTCAGAGACACATGAACCAGGAGACTTTATTACACTATCTCCTGTATTATTAACAGGTAGTTTCACTGCACCATATGGTGTCGCATCAGTTAGAAAAGAAACACATAAAAACTTCTATCGTGTTGTAGATGCATCTGGAAGATTAATTCCAAACTCAGAAATATCATTCACAACAGATGGCAAGGCCATAAACTTTAGAAGTAATGTTCCGGTATACGGGATGAAGATTGATATACAAGACGTAGAACATGCGTTTGTAGTAGACAGAGTAGATAGTTATGGTGACATAATATATGATCCTCATATGCACAATAGAAACTTACGTATGCAAATTGATTGTAATAGGCAGTCAGATTGGGACGGAACTTTAACAGTTGACGGTTATTTAACATACGGCGATGAACTAATACCTAACTTTGAAACAATGGCAGAAGAGTCAAAGTATTACAGAGATACACTTATTGACCAAAGTTTGGAAGCAATAAATGGGCTAAAAGGTTCACAAATAGGATATAACAAACGAGCATACTTAAGCAATCACGGCATTGAAAGAGAAAGTGCGTTAGAATTCTATAAAGGCTTCTTGGCACATAAAGGAACTGAGTCTTCTATTAACAGAATTATTAACAACAATAGTAACTTCAAAGATATTACTCACCAAGATGTTTGGGCAATAAAAGTAGATGACTATGGTAAAGTAAACAACGGATATAATATAACTAAGTCTGTCAACACTATTGACATTTTAAGTGACCCACATGCTGTAGAATTTGATACGCTTCCTAGGCCTTTTGTGTACAGAGATATTACAAAAGAATTTCCAATTAGAACTACAGGATATGTGGATGGAAATGACGTTAATTACACAGTAAAAACAGAATATGATTTAACATCATTGAATGCCAATACATTATATGAAGGCGATACAGCTTGGTTGCAGTTCGACCCAATACGTGAATGGGACGTAAGACGCTTAAGTGAAGTAGCAGAAATTTCTTATGTTGGTGAAACAGAAGACAATCAGTTATATTTGGGTTTAGTAAATGAAATTGATATCGTTGATAGCGTATATATAAAAATTAAAAATGAAACTATTGATCCAGAAATTGCAGATTATTATTATCTAGTAAGCAACGGCACAAAAGAAGTAGGCGGAATTACAATATATGAGTACCTAGTATTTGAATTAAATTATGAACCTCTTATTGTAGAAATCGATAGTTCAACATCTAGCAGTTTGTTTGTACCAACTTCATCCTCACAAGGAGTTGAAGCAATAGGCTCAGTAAGTAACCCAGTATTTGCATCAGGTGATGCATTAGTAATTGATGGCATAAGCTATACTTACACACCAGGGTCTGGTTCAGTATCAAGTGGAATTGCAATAGGTGGTGACGGTGCAACAGTTGATCCGGTAATATCAGCAAATGAAAAAATGCAAATGGTTGTATATGGAAACAATGGAACTATTGTAAACTCGAATACAGTTGTTACATTTAGAGGAACAACAGCAACAGCAACATCGGCGTTAGCGTCAGTCAAAGATGACATAATTGAAATTGATGGTACACCATTGACTATTGGATATAGTGCAATTTCTAGCATCAGCGAGACTTCATCTGTGACAGAAACAACTGCGGTTGCATCAGGTGATACTATTGTCGTTGATGGAACAACAAAGTCTTTTGCAGACTTAACTGTTACTGGAACTGTTTCAGCGCCAACTATACCTCAAAACAAACCACTACAGGTTAATGGAACATTGCTATCACTAACCGCGGCAGATGATATAGATGCAGTTATACTAAACATTAATACGAATAGTCTTGATGTTATTGCAAGTAAAACAGCGAATGATGAGTTAATATTAACTACAACAAGTGGTGTACTTGAACTATCAGGTTCCGCACTAACTGACTTGGGTTTATCAACTACTTCATCATATAAACAAAGTAAGTTTAAAAATATTGCTACAGAACTATCTACAATATCAGGTATAACATCTACTGTATCAGCGGGCGGATTGTTAACTATTGCAAGTACAAACAACACAATGACATTGGCTGGGACAGCATTGTCGGTGTTAGGCATGACTGCTGGTAATTATAGTGCAACAAGTAATCCAACTGCACAATCGGTTGTTAATCAAATCAATGCGTTGGGTATTGTAGACGCATCAGCATCAGGTAACGCAATAACAATTTCTAGTTCAAATTCAGATTTAGTTATTACAGAAACAACACCGGGCGCTATGGGCAGACTAGGATTTGCTACAACTACTGTAACAGTAGACGCACTAACAAATATTATTGAAGATATTCAAAATCAAGCATTACAGGGTGTAACAGGTGTAACATTATCTAAGAGTGCATCGGGCAGACAATTACAGATTGTTAGTTCACAGTCAAGTATAGTTCTTTCTAATATAACTGGTAATCCATTAAACGATTTGGGTATACTTGTAGGAACTTATAATAATTCTACAACAGTAAGTAGCAGTGCATCAGAATTCAAAGATTATATAAACTCACAATCAAGTGATATCATTGTAAATATTACAAGTGATGGTAGAATGGTATTCACTACAAGTGCAGTTAGTTTAACATTTAGCGGAACCACAGACGCAATGTTATCTAAGTTAGGATTATATAGAGACTATACAAGTGTTACAAGTAACGCAAACTTTAAAGCAATGCGTTGGAAGTCAATGAGATTTACTCCTAATTATTTGTTTGAAACATTTGACGAGTTCTATACAGACTTAGGATTAAATGCAGAGGCTTTGATTTGGGCAGATGATTATATAAGTGAAGGTTGGGCTGTCTTAAACAGAAATAGCACTGGTTCTCTTTTAATAAGAAACAGACAAGCAAACACACTTGAAGTAGATTACATGAAGCGTGTGATAATAAAAGATGGTAATAACTTCTTTAACTATCAACTATATGACCCACTTAACTTAAAATTCCCAGGTTCAGCAACAAGAGATATTGATTACGTTACATGGGAAGATCCGGCTGGGTATGATACTACAACAGACAATGAACTATGGCTTGATGAGAACTTAGGAAAGATTTGGTGGGACACTACACTCGCACGTTACTATAGGTATAATGATTATGGAGACGCAAACAAATTAATAGTCGAATCATTTGCATCAAAGTATTGGGGCAAGTTGGTTGCAGGTTCAGAGATTAATATTAAACAATGGTCTAAGAGCGAACAATTACCAGAAGGAATAACAAAGTTCACAACCAAAGTGTACTTTGATACAACAAAGAATAAATCTATTACTGAATACTACTATTGGAGTGAAGTGGGAAACAGTCCAGTCGCTGGTAAGACATTAAGCATTGCAGAAATAAAAATGCTACTTGAAAGCGGTGATATTAATAATAAGTTTATTCCAATTTCAAATAATAAAATACTTATAAGCAACAATGCATACATATTTGAAAACGAATCGATTGATGTTTCTATCGAATATAGAGTAACATCAGATATATCAGCCAAACACACAGATTGGAAATTCGTCAAAGAAGGCGGAAAATATGATACGAGTGTAGTTGATGGCGAACTACAAAGGCAAATGATTGATAGTATCGCTAATGTTCATTTTGAACAGTATGACCAGAAGAAAGTTGAGCAATCTATGTTGGGTGATCCTAATCACACAATTATAACATTCCCAATTCTTTCAGGTTTATATGGCGGCGGCAGAGACGATGCAACCATCGATGATACCGTTGTTACACTTAACTCTAAAATAATCGATGCATCAGATATTGGGTTTGATATTTCTACAACAAATCCAAATTTGGCTAAGTTGCTAATTGCTAAGTCAGTAACAGTATTACCAGACGATGTAGTAAGAGTTTACAGAATGATACCTACAGAAAATAATTGGTTTACGAATCTACAAATTGCTAGAGAAAACTTTGCATCAATTCTTAACAAAGAGTTGTCTAACAAACACTTAACAGGTAGCTTCCCATTCTATAAAGATTTTATAGAACCAGACCAACTTGCATTATCATTGGGTGACTGGTACTTAGCAGACGAATACAAAGAAATTAAGAGATACGGATATCTATCAAAGACACGCAACTTTGACATGCTAAAATTATACAAAGAAGGCGTAACATCATTCAAGTTAGAATTGCCTACACACGATGAGTATTATGCTGAACATGACGGTGCTTTGCGTTTAGTTCATAGTTCAAAGAACGCACTTAGATTATCTTATAATGATTTAGTATTTCCAGAGAATGACCAAGCATCTGCAAAATATTACGAAAATGCATTAGGTGTTCAAATACACGAACTAATGGGATTGTTAATAACATATCCTAAGAGAAATCTTCTTAACAATCTATTATTTGGTATGATTAATTATATGTATACTGAGAAAACACATCCAGATTGGATATTCAAATCAAGCTATATTGATATCACAATGTATCATAGAGACTTAAGACAGTATGCTATATATCAACGTGACAGCGAAGAAGATATTTTAGAATATCTAACTGAGGCAAAACCGTATCATACAAAGATACGAACAAAGACACGCATATACGGAAAAGACGAACTTATAAAGTCAGACGTAGATATTGAAGAAAAAATGGAAATCTCACTTGACTTTGGTAACCATTCACGTTATATTGAATCAGACACTATTGACGGCGGCGATGAGCAGATTATCGATGCAGATAATTATGTCGATATCGCAGACGGAACATGGGAACAAGGAAGACTATTAAGAACCAGACAAGAATATACTGCCGAAGCAGGCGGGTTCGATACTGGTCTTGTACTTCCTACAATACTAGATTCATCTACTGTGATGGTTAAGCAATATACAGATGCAACGAAGACAACGCACGACAAAACATACATGTTCGTATATGACATGTTCGGACGTGGTTGGAGAATTGGAGTTGATGCAGAATCTACAGCAACATCATTTGATGGTACAACAGTTGTAGTAGATACACCAGCATCATTTAAGACTGCATCTAAGAAGAATAAGAAACTAATTGCTTTTGAAAACGAAACAACAGGTGTTATAGAATTTATGACATACAATAAGAAAGCAAGTCAAAACCTTACTATTGACGAAAGAGGACTCTATACAGGATTGCATACAGCACCGGGATCAACTAGCAAAGTATATGCGTTAGATACGCCACTTGAAATGGTTCTTCACGGAAAACTTAAGACAGAATGGATATAAAACCATATAGAGAGTATTTTGATAAATAGTTAAGATTACTAAGAGAGATAAAAATGTTTAAAGATAATATAGAAGCACAAGTAGTTGGTGTACTAAAAATCTCTGACAAAGAGACAGGCCAAGTACTTGTAAACAAGAAAAATGCTATTCATCCAGGAAATATGGCATATGTTCTAGCGTCTGGACTTGCTGGTAAGCCAACAAGTATCAATTCGACTGGTTCAGCACCATATATCAATTGGATGGCATTTGGTAATGGTGGGAGTAATTCAACTACTACTCTATCTTACCGTTCTCCAAGAGTATTCACAACTTATGATACATTGGATATGACAGCGAGTAATTCAAAGTTATATGCAAAAACATATCAACAGGAAACAACTAATACAGTTTTTTATCCTGGCGAGAGTGTTAATGGAACACTTATTCCAGAAAACACTTCTAAGATTAATTTCAAAGTAACATTGTCGCACAATGACTATGAGAGTATGTTGCAATTAACTGATCCTACTGTGAGTACACCGGAAACAGATAGTTCGACAGATGCTAATAGTGTCGCGGCATTTACTTTTGATGAAATTGGTTTATTGTCTGGCGTCACTAACGCCGGAGAGTTACAAGAAGAAAAGACCCTGATGCTAACACATGTAACATTTCATCCTGTGTTATTATCAGCGAATAGAACTATCGTTATAGATTATACGGTAACTATTCAACTTAGCTAAGAGGAATCCGGAAATACCTCGAGGTTAAGTATAATTTAATGACTAGTCAAATTTAGGAGTATAAACATGGCGGTGATATCAAATAGTGACTTAAGTACACTAAGAGACACCTTAAATTCAATTTTGAATGGAACAGGAGTCGGCGGTGGCTATAACCAAAGTCACACAGTTGCGGCTAACCCTTCTGCGGGAGATACAATCGATGATGCATATCAAGATTCAATCTATTCCGCGGCGGCAAAGGTAGCAAATTTTTATAATATTAGTAACCCATTTACGGCAGTTGATGCTGGTGATGTAATTGACGATGCACAATTTTATAATGACGCATCATCATTTACTAGTTCAATCAGTACACGTTTTGATAATCCATGGGATTATTCAACTGGTTGGGACATGAGTGTTACATCAGAGACTTCACAATCAGTAAGCAACTGGAACGGCACAAGAACACAAATCGTTAAAGTAGCTTTCGGTAGTGAAGCAAACATGAATGCGTGGATGTCAGCAGGTGGGGAAATTAGAATTTCAGCATCACATAGCGATACAAGTTCAAACCAACAAGGTACTTCGTGGGAACAACTAACAGCAGAATTAGGAACATATAGAATTTCATTACGTGCAACAGATTCAACTAACGTTGATACGTCTACACGTAAAAAGTATTCTGACCTAAGTGGTTCTTACGCAGAAATTAAGAAAGAATACGCAAACGATGGCGACTATAGTTCAAACTATATTTCTATTGAGGCTTACAAATCAGGTGGCGACATTTATGTTAAAACTACTTTAGCAGATGCACACGTGGCACGTTCTGGTTCTGGGTCAGGTTATGCAGGCCCATGGTCTTGGTCAGGCGCTGACCAGGCAGTAGGGACTTCAACAGTCGCATTAACATCATTAAAATTAAGTAATACATCAGGTTCTGTTAATTTAACAAATCCAACATTTACAATTACGGACAACCTATAATAGGTTTCCAAGATGAAAAGAGATAGGTTAACAGCATGCCACAAAGTTACTACTTAGGAGGAAAGATACGAGCATCCGATTATAACGGTTTCGCAGATGATATAAACGAAATTGTTGGAATTGGTGCGGTCGACTCGGGTTATGGTCAAAATCAACTCGTTATCCCTCACGTAGCTAGTGGTACAAAAATTAACGCTTCTCACATGCAGTTACTCCTAACTGCTCTTAAGTTTGCAGGAAGGCATCAGGGAACTAGTATAGCTTCACCAGAAGATACTAGTGACCCTGCTTTCCCAACTGCAGGCAAAATTATTGAAATAATCCCAGATTTATTATCAGACATTACAAATGTTCGTGCTAATAAACTAAATTTTGATATCGCACAAATGACCGCAGAGTCTAATAAAATTTCATCATCTAAGACATATGATGTTCCAGGTGCTGGTGCAATCCACACTTGGAATTCAAATATATTTTATGAAGTATCTGCAATTTTTGCCAACGCAGATGACCGAAGACATTTCTTCAACGCAGGCGGAGATTTAAGACTAGATACTTCATTAGCAAATTATGACGTTTCCCATAAGCAAAGTACTGACTGGGCCACAATGTTTACAAACATTGGAAATGTCAAACTATCACACAACGTTACAGAATCTTCTGGTGGTGTAGGAACACCAGCTGGTGGATTTACATCATTAACATCAGCATATTCTAAAATATATGAAAAATCAGGCGGCGATGGTAGCAGTGGTTATTATACAAATAACAAATTCGAAGTACATGCTAGATTAAATGGCACAAATGCAATAGATATTAAAGTAGAATTCTATGATGCATATGCAACAAGTCAATATAATTTGACTGATTATGTCGCCGGCACATTATCAGTACAAGTAGATTTGCTACGTGCAGATGACCAAGATGCATCTGGACTTGGCGTACAACTATCCTCTCCGACTTTTTCACACATTTCTGAACTTTAAGGCTTGACAAACAGTCTGTTTTCTTGTATTATATAAAGAATACAAGGAGTATAACCATGTCAAATAAAGAAACTATTACGCCTTCAAGTGAACAACTTGAACGGCTAGAAAGAGCATTAGAGTTTTCGAACACTATGCAGACTTTCAACCTTAATAAAAACAACTTAAAAGTTAAAACACAGAATTTATTGAACTATAGTAGTTCTGGTGGTACATTTAAAGTATCACAAGAATTGATTAATTTTATTAATATGATTGTTGTGTCTGGAAAAGATGAAGTAATTCTCTTAGACAAAAACGACATTCCAATTAAAATTGAAGATACTAAGAAATTTTTAGAAGATATTTCTAGTTTGTATTTCGAAGTCATTAATGAATATTATAATGATTATCAGAAACTACGTAGTTCACGTAAGATTGAGAAGGTCTTGGAAATCTAATGAGCAAAGGCATTATAATCTTTGCGACAAATAATGGTTTACTAGATTACATAAAAATTGCATGTACATGTGCAGGATATGTAAGAAAAAATCTATCGGGGTTTGACGAAATAGCCCTAGTTACAAACAATGAATCATTGTTAGACAACGAAGAACTAGTAAACAAATATTTTGATAGAACTATTATTTCCGCATCAACACAAGATAGTAATATAAGGTTATTCAAAGATACTGCACAACAATCGCAGTATGCACCTTTCGTCAATATGTCACGTAGTGATGTATATGACCTATCACCTTACGAAGAAAGTTTGGTAATAGATTGTGATTACTTTGTAATGAGTGACACTCTTGACCAAGTATGGGGTAGTGAAAACGACTTCATGATTAATTGTCAATATAGGGACGTAGCTGGTAGACATGGCGGCAACGTTTCCTATATTGACGATTTCTCCATACCGATGTATTGGGCAACAGTCTTTTACTTTAGAAAATCCGAATACACTGAAAACTTATTCACTTTAGTTAGTCATATAAAAGAAAACTATAAGTACTATTACTATTTGTATAATTGTTCTGGTACACTGTTTAGAAATGATTTTGCGTTCTCAATGGCTGTTCATATTTTAAATGGACAAGTAGCATGCCAAACACCTTCATTGCCTATTGATTATCTAAACAACAGTTTTGATTTAGATGATATTTTTAGAGTAAACAGTGCAAATGATATTATAATGTATTGCGCCAAACCCGAAAAAACAACTGAGCATATATTAGCTAGATTTACTAACACAGATATACATATTATGAACAAGTCTGCGATACAACGCAACATAGATGTGTTATTGGCGCAAGGAGATACGCTATGAGTAGAGGATATATTTGTATAGCACAGAATAGTAAGTATGATTATCTTAATCAGGCTTATGCTTTAGCGTTGTCGCTTAAAGCTACACAACAAGAGAATGCAATCTGTGTATGCGTAGATGCTTTAACAAAAACACAAATAACTGGTAAACACAAAGAAGTGTTTGACCATATAGTAGATATCCCTTGGCACGATGATGCTGGTGCAGATGAATGGAAGATCCATAATAAATGGAAGTATCCACACATGACACCGTTCAAAGAAACTATTATTTTAGATACTGATGTGTTGTTTACACACCCAGTAGACCATTGGTGGGATCATCTATCTAAAAAAGATGTATGGGCATGTACACATGTCAAAACATTTAGAAACGAACAAGTAGTTGATGACTACTATCGTAAAAAATTTACACAATTAGGTTTACCTAATGTGTATAGCAACATGACTTATTTTAAAGAATCAGATACAACTTTTGAATTGTTTAAAATGATTGAATTGATTATGGTTCATTGGAACGTATACTATGATAAATTTCTTAAAGGTACTGGACAAGATTGGATGAGTGCAGACTTAGCCTATGCTCTTGCTATTCGTTTATTAGATTTAGAAGAAGAAGTAATAGACAATGATATCAAAGATGTGCCTACGTTTACGCACATGAAAAGCTATATTCAAAACATTCCTAATAACAAGATATCAGGTGTTTGGACAGAAAGTATCCCAAGCAGTTTATCAAGTGATTTAAAAATTCGTGTAGCAAATTATGAACAGTCACTTCCTTTTCACTATGTTGAAAAGAAATGGCTTACAGAAGAAAAAATTAATATGTATGAAAAGGCACTAGATATATGAAAATATTAAGCACCGGGTTCACACATGAGACTAAAGATGCAAGAGCGGTTAACTTCAATGAGCATGGTGACATTGTTAGTATAACATCTATGAGTATAGAAGATGATGTACTAAAATGTGCTTGGTTCTCTATGGAATCTATAAAACCATTTCTTATGGGAAATTATAAGTTCTCTGATTACAAAGTAGTCAAAACAGATGATATATTTGTTTATGAGATTATAAAATCCAAAGTAGATATTAAACAACGCAATAAAGATTCTCAACTACACAAATTGAATAATGAGAAGTATTGTGAAATATCTGTAACATGGGACGGAACCGAATTATGTTTTACTCCTAGCAAAGAATTAGTGAAGAATGCAAACGTTGATGAACATCAAAATGTCACGTTGGCAGGAAAAACTCATCACCCATTTTTCATAACATATGAAAATAGACCAGATTTTATTATACAAACTATCTCTATTCCGTTCGCAAAACTATTGAGTTCTGAGACTAGAGTTAAATTCGAATATAATAAATACAATATAAGTTTATATACCCAGAAATATCTGGAAACATATTCATTCAGGAGAACATGATGAGCAAACTAGAAATCGGCGAGTTAGATGTATTCTATCTAAGTTACGATGAGCCTAATAAAGAAGAACATTGGGCAGATATTATAAGTAAATTTCCATTTGCAAAGCGAGTAGACGGCGTAAAAGGATTCGACAATGCACATAAAGAATGTGCAAGACAAAGTGATACAGAAAGATTTATTACTATTGATGGTGATAATATCGTAGATGAAAAATTCTTTGATATGGAATTAACATTTCCAGAAGATACTGATTTGGCAAACTCTGTTATCTCATGGTCAGCGAAGAACGTTGTTAACGGTCTAGTATACGGCAATGGTGGTATCAAATGCTGGCCAGTACAGCTTGTATTAGATATGAAAACCCATGAAAATGCAGTAGATGAAACAAAGAAAGTAGATTTTTGTTGGGACTTAAATTATATTCAGATGAATAACATTTATTCTACAGTACATAATGCAGGGTCTCCATTTCAAGCCTTTCGTGCAGGTTACCGTGAAGGTTCTAAAATGTCACTTGATGAGGGAAAGAAAGTACCAGTAGAAGACTTTAAGAAGTGTATCTGGCCTAAGAACTATGAACGTCTAATTACATGGATGAATATTGGTGCAAATGTAGAGAACGGACTATGGGCATGTTATGGTGCAAGACTAGGATGTTACGATACAAATCTTAACCCTGATTTTGTTTTAGAAAATATTTCTAGTTATGATTGGTTTAAAGAGTACTTTGATAATACTGTATTCCCTAAGTTTGAAGGCGGAGATATGAAATGCGAAAAGACAAAATTAGAATGGGACTATGAAAAATTATTTGATGAATGCTTAGTAATAGGTGATATTCTAGTAGATAAAATTGGTATGGAACTTTGTGATCCAACACCAGAGGTAGCAACATTCTTCAAACGTGTATATACGAATCCACCAAGAGTTAACAACCCATTAGCAACAGAAAAACAAACTGGCTGGGACAAATAATATATAATGTCAAATTATGATGATGATGCACAGATAACGAAAGAAAAATTAAATTCTCTTTCACCGTCTATGTGTATGGCTAAGTGGTTGCAAGTTAGTTTGCATCTGCCCCAAGGTCGCACACACAGTTGCTATCATCCACCTACACACCCTATTCCGTTAGAAGAACTTAAGAAAGATGTTAATGCATTACACAACACTACATTCAAATTAGAAGAAAGAAAGCAAATGAAATGCGGCACCCGTCCTGAAGGTTGTCAGTATTGCTGGAATGTAGAAGATGCTCCTGACGCCCCACAAGGCGGAAGACTTAGTGACAGACATTATCGTTCAAGTGAGTGGTGGGTTAAAGATGCATGGGACGAAGTCGTAAACAATGACTTTGACCACAACATTACTCCTAGATATGTTGAGGTGAACTTTAATCAGGCTTGTAATTTCAAGTGTAGTTATTGTTCGCCTCATCTAAGTACAGCATGGGAAGATGATATCAAAGAACATGGCGGCTTTCGTTTTTCAAATGGAACTGGTCATAATGATATCGATTACCTGCGTAAAACAGGTCTCATGCCATTAGAAGTAGCACGTAAGGACAATCCTTATATTGAAGCATTTTGGGAATGGTTTCCACAGATATACAGAGATTTGAAAGTATTTCGTATGACAGGCGGAGAGCCTCTTATGGATAATAATACATTCAAAGTATTTGACTATGTTAATGAAAACCCTAATCCTTTTCTTGACCTAAGTATTACATCGAATATGTGTCCACCAAGTCCTAAGTTGATGGATAAGTTTATTGAAAAAATACAAGCATTAGAAAAAATTCGTGTATGGGAAGACCCAGAACGTTTTAATCCTGATAGTGGCAATCACTGGTATGTTGCACCAGCATGTAAACACTTTAGTTTATATGTGAGCGTAGATGGTGTAGGACCTCAAGCAGAATATATGCGTGACGGATTAGACTTTGATACACTATATCAAAATTGTCGTAGAGTCTTAAGTGAAACAGATGGAACAGAAATTTCATTCATCAATACATTTCAATTATTGAGCATCCCAAATTTACGTGGGTTTTTGCAAATGATATTAGATTTACGTGAAGAATTTGGATATGAGAACCAAGAAGATAAAATTATTCAACCACCAGACCATGATGGGTTTAAGCACCCAGAGTTTGTACGTAAAAAACGCCAGCGTGTATGGTTTGACATTCCCTATCTGCGTTATCCTGATTGGATGACTATTCAATTAGCAGACCAAGAAATGCTGGATGTAATTCAATCTAACATTGACTTTATGAAAGAAAATGTACTACCGAATGATTTATATGGTCGCAAGTATACAGGCTTTAAGAACTATGAAGTATTAAAACTTGAACGAGATTTAGCATGGGCCAAAGAAGGACTAAATATGAGTGATGATGAATTAAGTAATAACTTAATTCGTTTTTATGAATACTTTACAGAGTATGACAGACGTAGAGGATTAAACTTTTTAGAAACCTTTCCAGAAATGACAGCGTTTTGGAATGAAGCAAAAGAAGAAGCAGAGGAAAAATATGGGTCGTAAACATTGGGAGGGAGAAACCCTTCATCAATACAAAGAGCGTATGATTGATAGCAAGAGCGAAAGCTACTGTGCTTCTAAATGGTATAACGCTACTATCTGGTTAGGACATGGGCAGACTGCAAGTTGTCATCACCCACCAGGGCATTGGATCCCACTTGAAGAAATTAAAGATAATCCTTCAGCAATTCATAATACAAAGCATAAGAAACTTATGCGTAAACATATGCAAGAAGGCAAAAGACCTGCTGAATGTGAATACTGTTGGAAAGTTGAAGACATGGGCAAGGATCATATATCTGACCGTGTATTCAAAACTGAAATCTTTAAAGACGAAGATATTGACAAGAGTATGGAAATGCCATGGGATGATAACGTAAACTTGCGTACACTTGAAATCTCATTTGATAGAGCGTGTAATCTAAAATGTTCATATTGTAATCCTGCTTTCAGTACCGCATGGGTTAAAGATATCAATACATATGGTGGATATCAAAATATACAATCTGATGGCAGAGGACACTTTGTTGATACTGCACCTTGGGCGGCTCCCAAGACAAAGAAAGAAGAAGACAACCCATACATACAAGCATTTCATAAATGGTGGGAGAGTGACTTAGCAGATTGTTTAGAAGAAATTCGTATCACTGGTGGTGAACCCATCATGCATAGAGGTACATGGAAATTGTTTGATTGGTTTGAACAGAATCCAGATAGAGGACGTAATATGCGTTTTGCTATCAACTCTAACTTGTCTCCGGAGAAACCAAAAGTATTAGACAGATTAATTGAAAAGTCTTGGCATGTCCCCAACTTTGAGATATACACTTCAATGGAAGCAACCAAAGACCAAGCAGAATATATACGTGATGGATTAGATTATGACTTATGGAAGAATAATATACATCGTGTATTAAAAGAATCAAACGTAGCAAAACTACATATGATGATGACTATTAATTCACTGTGTCTTGTTACTATCACAAATTTTATGGATGAAATGTTAGACCTACGTGAAGAATATGGACAACGTGCTCCTACTATGACGCTAAACATTTTGCGTTTCCCTTCTTTTCAAAGTGCGGCAATACTTCCTGAGGATGTAAAGACATTTTATAAAGACAAACTAGAAGCATGGTTCAACACAGAAAGACCACAAGAAAAATTATCAGAAGGTGAAAAAGCAAGTATACAAAGATTGATTGACTATCTTGATATTGTTAAAACACCACATAAGAATACAGCAGAAACTCCGAAGCTATATAATGATTTTAAAGCATTCTTTTCTCAGTTTGATGTGCGAAGAGGACATAATTTCAGGGAAACATTCAAAGGACCTATTGCAGATTGGTACGAAACTTTAGAAGCAGAAGCACCAAGTAGAGAACAGATTTTGAATAAAGAATTAGTATTTAAAAATAGCGACAGAGCAGGTGACCCAGCCACTACAAAAGACTATGAAGGAGGTGACGATGCTCACGAAAAAGTTGGTGGTTGGGACACTGAAAATGATGCACTAGGAGGAGTCAAAGTTGAATGAAACGGCATATGATAATGTTCAATGCAAGAAGTGGAAGTACGGTAGTTGGCAATCATGTAGCGGCTAACTTATGCACTCCTGCATTTGACTTTAATGCACACGGATTGCCGTCAACTGAAATTCATGATTGTGAATATGACTGGTATTTTGATATGATTTCAGAAATCAATAACAAATATCCAGGAATAGAATGGTGTATGAAATGGAACATTATGTGCGGACATATCGATTCTATGACCAAGTTAAACGAAAAAGTAAATCCAGAAGTTATATGGTATTTTAATTTTGATAAAGTACATCATTTCTTTAAAAGCCTAGGGGTTACTGATTTACATTTCACATTCAGACATGATATAATAGATACAATATGTAGCTTCCTTATTGCAGAAGAAACAGGCAACTGGGTTATAGGTAAACGTAAAAAAGCAAAATACGATAAAATAACTTTCACACCCGAACAAATATCGGCATGTATTGATTCATATGATTTAGCATACCAAGTGTATTCTCGGTCTGTAATAGAAATGATGGACAAGTACGATTGTCATTTTTATCCATATGAAGATTTAGAAAATATCATCGACCTTGATAATGACCCACATGGGTTGATTAAGCAACTTAGTAAAGAAGATAAAAAACATATCATCACTAATTACGAAGAAGTAGAGAGAAGTATCAAGGAATCGAGAATATGGAAGTGTCAGTATGATAAACAGACTGGAGTGTATTCCTTTGATTAGTTACAATACAATATATGACCTTCAACTAGAAGTAAGCAGTTTGTGTAACGCTAGATGTATTATGTGTAGTCGTAGAGAACAAGGTGGCGAAAAGAACCCAACATTTGTAGAAACATATTTAACACTGCAAAATATAAAAGATTGGTTTCCAATTGATTTACTTAAGCAAGTAAAGATAATCGGAATGTGCGGAAACTTTGGCGATGCTATGACTAATCCAGAACTTATAGATATAGTCAAGTATATCATATCAGTTAATCCAGATATCAAATTTACTATGAACACAAATGGCAGTGGCAGAGACGATAACTTCTGGCGTGAACTAGGTGAACTATTTAAAGGTAGGGGACAAGTTACTTTTAGTGTCGATGGATTAGAAGATACAAATTGGATATATAGACGAGGAACTCACTGGGATAAAATTATATCTTCAATGAAGGCATATGTTTCAACTGGTGCAGATTCGTCTTGGGATTTTTTAGTGTTCAAACATAATCAACATCAAATAGAAGAAGCAAGAGAACTATCAAAAAAGATAGGAATAACTAGCTTTTATCAAAAGAAAGCATTTGGATTTTATGATGGCGATGATAATGCAATGAATGTATATCGTAGTGATGGCAAATTCGAATATACTATTATGGCACCAGATGAAGATTTACAAGGAACAAACAGAGACCCAAAAAGAGATACACAGAATTTAGGTAAGAATTGGTTATCAGGTAAGAAAAAAACTTCTACAGGATTTGTAGAAGATATAAAAAAACAATTAGAAAATGTAGAGAGTACTACAAAGACATTACATTGGAGTTTTAAAAATTATACCAAGCCGAATGAATTAAGTCTCACTGATAGAAAACTTAGCGAATTAAAAATAAATTGCCAAGCATCTGAATCAAACAGTGTGTTCGTAGACCACAACGGTATAGTTGTTCCATGCTGTTGGATAGGTGCATTCTATCCCGGAGACGGCGGCGATATCTCACAACCAATAAAAGAATTTTTAGAAAAAGACGGCATAGATAAAATATCATTAAAACATAATTCACTTGAGAATATTATAAATGGTGAAATGTTTTCAACCAGTTGGATTGAAAGTTTCAATGACTATGATATAAGAAATAAAAGATTGAAAGCCTGTTCAATATTTTGCGGAGTAAATGAATGAAAACTATACCAATTTGGAAAAGTGACGGAAGTTGTGCAGAAGAAAGTAAGAACAAAACTTTCTGCATGGCTCCATGGTCGCATACATACATATCTCCACAAGGTGAACGTAGACTATGCTGTGCGTCACGTGAAGAACATTCATTTCAAAAGCAATACATCGATGCATAAAATGATGAACGCTATGGTAAAGTAACTGATTCTAAAACTGATGCTGATGATTTTAATCCAGTATCACTAGAAGAACACTGGAACTCTCCTTATATGAAAGACATTAGAAAGAAACTAATGGCAGGAGAACGTATTCCACAATGTGATGTTTGCAATGATGACATTCTAAGTTTATCATCTTATCGTAAATGGTTTACTGGTGTACTATTCAGAGACAAGATACAAGAAGCATTTGATAAGACAGACGATGACGGGCATACAACAATGCCTGCTATATCATTTGACTATCGTTACTCTAACTTGTGTAACTTTAAATGTCGCATGTGTGGTGAACAGTTATCAAGTTCGTGGGAAGCAGAAAAGAAAAAACATGACATGTGGTCGATTGAGCATCAACCATTTATGCAACCTACAGTAAAACAAAAGATGGTTAAGTTTCAGCGTACAGTCGTTGAACCAGAATTTAAGAAAGCAATTAGTGATGGCATCGTAGAAGAAATATATTGGGTAGGCGGCGAGCCACTTATGTATGATATACATTGGTGGGCATTAAAAGAAATGGTCGCTAATGGTTCTGCAAAGAATTGCCACTTAAGATATAACTCTAATTTATCTCGTACAACATTTAAAGGTATGGAGTTGTTTGATTATCTACCTCAGTTTAAAGACTGGTTAATGTGTGCAAGTATCGATGGTACAGGTGATATCGTAGAGTTCATTCGTAAAGGTATTGTATGGGACGAGTGGTTAGCTAACTTTAAGAAAGGACTAGCGGCACCAGGTGGTAAGGACAAGATGTTATTTGACTTGACTATTACTGGTCCGGGTATGTTTAGTATCAAAGATTTATTTGATTTGAGTTTGGAATTAGATGTAAGAATAGAAACAAAGATTATGTTTGCCTTTCATGCTGATATCGTGTTTAGTCCTTTTGCATGGCCTAAGCATATACTACATAGACATTTAGATGAGTTACTTGCGTACATAGAACCAAAAGCAACACACAAGCAATTAACATTAGTAAATACATTAAAGGGCATGAAGGATAGAGAAACATTTGAAGAACAATGGCCTGATACCCATGAAGAACAATTTTTTAATGGCAGAAATTATCAAGAACAACTTGATAGAATTAGACAAGAACAACACAGACTAGAAGATATATACAAAGCAGATCCCGAACTATATGATTGGTGGACCAGACAAAAGAAAGAAAAATGACATGACAAAACTTAGAATTACATTTTCTAAAAACTATGCAGAGTTGCCGTTAAGAGGTGAACACAATGCACGTATTCCGGATCCGGATATTGATGATACGTTTGTGCTTGAATGGGATTTGATGTCTAACTGTTCGACCACATCTAAGTTTATATCGTTGATGCAAGAGACATACAGAATTGAAGAAAATGGTGTAAAGATTAATTATAATTTTTACCCATCAGTGTCTCCTGAACAGTTTATGCTTATGAAGAAGCGTATGAATTTTGTAGTTAAAAAGATTGCAGAGATAGAAGGGATACCAGCGGCGGACCCTTCATTAAAATTAAAAACAGATTCTACAGACATAGAAATAGACAAACTAAATGCATTACATTTATATTTTGAAGATGTGTCTAATGATCCTGTAATAACTAAAAGGGAAGATTACACCGCCGGCGATATATACAAATACCTAGAAGAAATTAACCAATTAGTTCACTCAATGGAAGATTGGAAATACCAAGATTGGGATGAATTTTTTGGAACATGCAGACTAGCTCCTAGACGCGGCGCTATGGCTTCTGAATTGACAGTACCACTAGATGCAGAAGACTATAAGAAGTTTACATGCGAAGCGTGGTATGGGGATTTAATGCTAGACTATTTTAGAGTTGGAAAAGATTTAGATGCATGTAGGTCAACAAATGATACTGCATTAGTAAAAAATAAAGGACTGGCTCAGCAAAATACAGTACACACCTGTTTCTCATTTCAGTTTCATAATTTTTTAGATGGAACACAAACAGGGTGGTTAGGTATTGATGACTGGATTAAAAATAATAACCTAGAGAAGTACTATGATTTTACTGCACCCGAATTTACTAATGGAAGAGTATGTTTAGGTAAATTAAATATGCAAGGTAAAACAAGAGAAGAAATTACATCTGAAATGATGAAAGCTACAAGTATATTAAATGTGGAATTAGCATGACAAATATTAAACAATTAGGATAGATATTATGAGTGAAACTTTTTGCCCATTATTATTTCAACATCTTGCTACGCATCCGCATGGAGGCGTGACACATTGTTGTGTTGCAGACCATCGTAATTCATTGAGTAGTTCACGTGATGGTGATAGATTTTATAATCTTAATCGTGACACTGTATTCGATACTATGAATAGCGAAAGCTATAGGAAAGCAAGATTAGAAGTACTAGATGGCAAAAAACCTAAAGCATGTATGCGTTGTTATTCAGAAGAAGCTAAAGGTATGGCTTCTAAAAGATTAGAAGAAATAAAGAACTATCCTGAGTATACTGTGGGAGTTGCTAGGGACGCCACTGAGAGCGACGGCTCAATGAAAGACGTTCAGCTTGAGTTCGTTGAGTTAAGATTAGGTAATGTTTGCAATGTTGCGTGTCGTACTTGTAATCCTGCTTCTAGTAGCAAATGGCGAAATGATTATGATAAATTACAAAAGAAAACGACATTTACTCTTACTACATATGATACAATGGAAGGATTCAGATGGCCTGAACGTGAAGGATTTTGGGATGACTTGTTACAACATTGTGATAACGTAAAGACATTCTACATCAATGGTGGTGAACCAACACTTATTAAAGAACATTTTAGATTTTTAGAAAGACTAGTAGAGTTAGGCAAGACTGACATTAAACTGTGGTATAACATAAACATGACAAACATGAATGATAAAGTCATAGACTTGTGGAAAAAGTTTGACCATGTAAAAGTAAGTTGCAGTATAGATGATTTGGGTGATAGAAATCATTATATAAGATACCCTACAAAATGGAATGATGTTGAAAAGAACTTCTTAAGATTAAAGAAAGAAGGCTTTGAGATTGATGTAACACAGACTGTATCATGGATGAACTATAGCACTCTAGGTGATTTTTATAACTTCTTCCATAGAGAACATGGGGTATGGGTTCATCATAATTATGTATATGATCCTGATATATTATCTCCAGCAGTATTGCCCAAAGCAATGCGTGATGCGATACATAATAAGTTTTCTAATGTATTTGATGATTGGAAAATGCAAGAATTTAAGAAAATGTTTGGAGGACCAGACAACCCAGCCAAATGGGAAAAAGCAAAAGAGTATACTAGAAATCTTGATGAGATTAGAGAACAGAATATACTAGACTTCTTACCGGAGTTTGAAGGACATTTTTAATGTATAGATATGATTTAATAAAAAATATACATTTAGAAGTAAGCAGTCTGTGTAATGCAGAATGTTCTATATGCAATCGGCGTGTGAACGGTGGACCAAAGAACCCAACAATGATTGAAAGATTTATTAGTTTAAAAGAATACAAAGAGTGGTTTGATGCTGACCTAATAAAACAGTTAGAGTCGATAACTTTGTGTGGCAACTACGGCGATCCAATGACCAATCCAGAGTTAATTCCAATAATGAGATATACAAAAGAATTAAATCCGGATATTACTTTTCATATGAATACAAACGCCAGCGGCAGAGATAAACAGTTTTGGACAGACTTAGCAGATGTTATAGGAAAATCAGGAAATGTTGTTTTCAGTGTTGACGGATTAGAAGATACAAACCATATATACAGAAAAGGTACAAACTGGAAAAAAATAATGAATGCTATGGAATGGTTTACTGCGGAGAACAAATCACATGCAGTATGGGAATTCTTAGTATTCAAACACAATCAACACCAGATACAAGAAGCAAGATTACTTTCTGAGAGTTTGGGCTTTACAAGTTTTCATGCCAAAAAAGCTATGGGATTTTCTGACAAACATGGTTTAGAAATGAAATCTCTTAAACATGATGGCACACTTGACTATTATATGCAGGCACCAGACGATGAATGGAGAAATGAAAAAGTAAAGAAAAAACAAATTGTTAGAAAACACGGTGCATCTCCGGCAGTAATTACTAAAAAAACATTATCATTTATGTTTGACCATACTCGTACTCCTGTTATCGATGAAGACCCAAAAGAACTAGAAGGATATGATAATTGTAAAATCAACTGTACAGCAATACGTTGGTCTGGCAAAGACCTAAGAAGTATATTCGTTGCGTCAACTGGATTAGTATTCCCTTGTTGTTTTACAGCAAGTAAATATTATGGAGTAGGGGTATTTGAAACGTTGCAACTGAGAAATTTTATAAAAGAATATGGTGAAGAAACAATAGACCTATCAAAAGGCAATACAGTAAAAAGCATTACAGATAGTGAACTATTTCAAATTGGATACAATAAAAGTTGGCTTAAGTCTACAACCGAATTAGGAAAGCTATTGACATGTAGTAAATTTTGTGGATCAAATGTAAACACTGAAATTCTTAGCACGAAAAAAAGTGTACAGAGAAGCGGAGAATACAATGTATAAGCATGATGAAATACTTCATTTAGATTTTGAAAGTAGTAGCCTGTGCAATGCTCTCTGTCCTGTATGCAACCGCAGAGAACAGGGTGGGAAAAAGAACCCAAGATACAAAGAGACTTATATTTCATTAGAACAATTTAAGAAGTATTTTAGTGTAAAATTCTTAACACAGTTATATGGCATGTCTTTGTGTGGTAACTACGGTGACGCTATGACTAATCCAGAACTAATTGATATTCTAAAGTATACAAAATCTATAAATCCTAATATTAGAATTACAATGAATTCAAATGCTAGTGGTCGTAACGCAACCTTCTGGTACGAATTAGGACAGATAATCGGAACTAATGGACACATGACATTTAGTGTTGATGGACTTGAGGATACAAATTGGATATATCGTAGAGGAACTCATTGGAATAAAATTATGACTGCTATGGAAAACTATATCGCTGGTGGTGGCCATGCTAGATGGGAATTCTTAGTATTCAAACATAATCAGCATCAAATAGAAGAGGCAAAGATATTAGCAAAAAAAATAGGCATACAAGATTTCTTTTCAAAGAAAGCATTGGGATTTGTTGACAGTGTGGTCGAAGGAAATGCACAATCATCTTTAGCAGTATTTAATGAAAGCGGAACAAAGGACTATGAATTGCATCCTCCATCTGATGGTAACTCTAATGAAATCATTAATAAATATATTAAACAATCATCATTTAAACGAATCGACGGCGAAGACACAGACAGTCCAGAAAAGATTTTACAAACAATTCGATTTGCTAAAACAAACCCATCGGGTGAGTATACACACAAATATGAATTAGATGAAAACAGACCACTAACTGAACACGAAAAGAAGTTAGGAAATACAAGAATAGATTGTATGGTTATCAAGCCTAAAAGTATTTTCGTGTCTAGTGAAGGATTAGTTTTCCCATGTTGTATGACTGCTAGTAAACTATATGCATTCCCAGATGAGGAAACTGTGCAGTTACAAAAATTTATAGATGACTTTGGTAAGGAAAGAATAAGTTTAGAACATACTAAACTAGAAGACATAATTAATGGTCCAATGTTTCAAACGCACTGGCCTGATAATTGGAAAGATAATAATATCAATAATAAAAGATTGAGAACGTGTTCAATCTTTTGTGGTAAAGATACTAATCAAGAATTCAATGCAACCATGAAAAGTATTAAGAAGAAAGAAAGCTATGCATAGAATGTTTTACAATAAGTGGACAACTGTCCGTTCTGATAGAATTCAACAGATACACACAGAGCCACAACACTATGACCTATATCAAAACTTTGTTGATGAGTTACACCCTGACGTAAGATTTGAAAAGTATTATTTTATTTCTCCATGGATTGCATGTATGTGGGCAGAGGAGCATGGCAACTATCTTACGCACACAGATAATCTAATTGAAGATGTTATCAAAGACAAATCTATAACGAAAGATTTAGAAGATGGGATTGCTTGTATTGTATTTGATATGGGTGCAGAATTTATACCACTGGACTATTATTATAAAATAGATAAATTTTATTCTAATAAAAAGAATCACAAAAATGTTAAGTATTGGACTATGTTTGAAAACTCTGCAAAGCTAATAAAAGATGGCACAGTTCAATGTATTACAGTTTCCACAAGTACTTTGAGGTTTGCTGATTATGAAAAGGGAAAAATAAAAACAGATACATCACATTATAAAGATATATCAAAGAAACATTTACTGTTTCTTAATAAAAGAATTAGACCTCATCGTCTTGATGTCCTTGCCAAGTTTATTGAGAAAGATTGCAACTTGCATAAAAATTCCTACTTTAGTTTACTAGGTGAAGAATTTGATGGAGATAAAAATAATCCGTTATATCTAGGAGACGTTGCGGCTATCAAAAATTGTAATAGTACAAAAGACATACATGAAGAAATAGTTAATAGATATTTAGGTAATAAATTACCATATAGTATAGAAACCGGAAGAGACGATTGGTTATCAGGATCGAACCTTAATAGAATAGAAGAACTAGAAATATACAGAAGAAGGACATATGTAGAAGTAATTACAGAGTTTACTGCTAGTGATGAGTTTGTTTCATTAAGTGAAAAAATTTCACAGGCGATAATATCGCACCAGCCATTTATTATAGTAGGAGATAAAGGATATCTTGCACAACTAAAAAATCTTGGGTTCAAAACATTTGATACTTTTTGGGACGAGAAATATGATGAGTTGCCTTACAATGAACGAATAGAAGAAATCTCAAATGTAGTCAAAGGCATTGTTGACAATGTACAGATAATTCGCGGTAAGACAGAGTTTACATATTCTAAGAAAATGCAAGAGGTGTTAGATTTTAATTATCATCATTATAAAAATCAATATGCTCCTAGAGTATACAACGATGCATTTCAAAGTATTAGTGTAGGAGATTATGTTCCGCAAATACAAATTGATCCAACAGATGCACACGGACGAAATGTGTTTGATGATGACTCACGTATGAGAGGATATGTTTGGTATAATGAAAATACTAATACACTAATTCAACCAATATCAGGATGCTTAGAAAATGAGATAGAAGAAATCATTGCACCTAATTTGGGATATAGATTGCGTAGAAGGGATGAGTTGCCAGATATCTCTAATATTCCAGCAATTATATTTACCAGAAGACCTGACAAGAGACTATCTGCATATTTGAAAAAAACAGGTAAGAAACTAGAAGAAGTCAAATTACTATCACAATCTGCATATCATTATGAATTAAATTGCAAATGTGTAATTGATATAGATAATATGAGTGGTACTGGTAATTATAAAAGAACATTAGATTGGATTGAAGATTTTGGACAGCGTGATATTGCCAGACGCATTTGCGAGTTGTTAGAGACAGTTGAAGTAAAGACTCCTGCTAAGTTGACTAAAAAGCAAATGAAATATTGCGATGAGAATTACGAATGGGATTGGCATATGTATAATGAGTGGGGTTCTTGGCGTTTTAGAAAACCACACAATATATCCAGAATTGGGGTTGAATTCGGAAAGTACATTGATACTTTTACTGATGTATATAAAAAAGAATTCAAAAAGATAACAAAAAATTCTGTATCTCATAGAGAGTATTTCAAAGGCTCGTTAGTTCCGGGTTATTGGGCTAACCATTCTATGATACTTGATAACATCGGACTTAACTATGCACCAAAAGATATTAAGATACTTGATGTGGGCACTCACTTTGGTTTTATGCCACACTTTCTAAAAAGCCAAGGTTATACCAATGTACATTCGACCAATTCATATAAAGAAGCAGGTGATTCGATAGATGAACTTAAAGAGATTTGGAAGACGTTGGATATTAAACCTCCAGCAGATGTACACATTTATCCATGTAGAGACTTTGATTTGTTGAATAATATTAATAATTGTTACGGAAAAGACTTTAATCCTAACGAGAAATATGATATAATATTAATTAACATGTCAAATATATTTTGGAAAACTGATAAAATAATTAGACTACATGATGGAAATCTGTCACAGTCTTGGGAAATACGTGATAAGAACGATAGCCCAAATACTTTCTTTGCACCGTATGAAAGCCACGATATCATGTCATTTATAGAATGCATTAAGAAATTCCTTAACATGGGAGGCATAGCAGTAGTTCAACCTTACCCATGGGCTTACACAGATTTCGAAGGCTTTGTGGAAGAAAAGAATTTACTGATGCATTGGCAAAATCCTCATAGAGGACATGAGGCACCAAAGTCAACTGCACATTCTCCCAACGCATCTGTTAATGATTATTTTATTGTACAAAAGGAGATAACAGATGGACGAGATTAAAGAAGAAATAACAAATCAATTTGAGCATAGCCAGATGACCAAGGCAGGAAAACTTGCTATGGAACTAGGTGCAGAAAAGAAAAGATTAAAAAAAGAATTAGCAGAACTACAGACAGAAGTAGAAGACTTAACTCCTACTACGCCAGTCGGAACAGTTGACTGGTATATCAAATGGGCGGCCATGGCATTGGCAGTGTCTGGTGTATTTCTAATGAGTGCGGGACTAATATTTTGGGGACAAGTTGCATATATTATTAGTAGCATAGGATGGGTAGCAGTAGGTATGGCATGGGGAGATAGAGCGATTATGATAGGTAGTGCTATCACTGGTACCGCAGTTATGATGAATTTCGTGCAGGGATATATAGTATGAAATATTATATAGCAGGAGACAGAGGACTTGTCGGTACTTGGTATAAGAAACTTATAACTGATGCAGATGGAGGTAACACCCAGACTGCAAATTATAGTTCACGCATATCTACTAAACAAGATATACAAATGCGAAAGCCCACACACGTAATTATAAATGCGGCTACTGTTGGTGGCCTGCAAGAAGACTTAGACAAGAGTTTTGAATTAATGATTAAGAACTTAACAATTCAAAATAACTTATTTGAAGCATGTCGTTTCGCAAGAACAGACAGAGTACTACTACAAGGAAGCACATGTAGTTATCCAGAGATTGGCGAACAACCCTATAATGAAACTCAGTTACTACAAGGCGAACCTTTCGCTACATACTTTCCTACTGCATTACCTAAACTCATGGGTATGTATCAATGTAGAGCAAGTAATGAAAAGTACAATACTAATTGGCGTACAGCAATAAACACAAATATGTTCGGACCGCATGATAGGACAGGAGAACATGCACACGTAATAGGTGCGTTGATGCAAAAGTTTGTAGACGCATGTAAAAGCAATGCAGACAGTATTGAGATATGGGGTTCTGGAAATCAAAGTAGAGATATACTTTACATTGAAGACGCAGTTGCGGCCATGGATATAATATTAAATAATGACAAGTATGATACAGTCAACGTAGCAAGTGGCTATGAAATTTCTATCAGAGAAATAGCTGAACTATTAATTAAAGTCAGTGGTTACAAAGGTAATCTTTGGTTCAATACGGATAGACCTGAAGGAATTAAGAATAGAGCGATAGATAATTCTCGCTTAAAGGAATTAGGTTGGAAGCCAGAGTATAGTATGGAAGAAGCATTTGCTAAAACATACAAGTGGTATTATGACTTATAATTATCAGTCTCAAACAAAAACAGATATACCAATACAAAGTTTTGATAATGATTTTGTTTATACTGGTCCTAGTTGGGCTGTACAAAGTTATTCATCTCCATTAGGAGATAAAAGTGATGAGCCAAACATAAACATAGGTGATATGTTTGCAAAAGAATTTAAACATAGTCTAGGAACACACAACCATGCATGGTTGCCTAGACATGGCAACAGTAATACAAAATGTGTACTAGAAATAAAAAAATGGCAAAAGAGAAAAGAGTATGGAGTTGAACCATTCAGTGGACCAGTAATATGGGTCTTGTGCGATCCGTTAGCTAGATTATATTTTGATCCTGAGACAGGCCAACAGACATGGCCATTATATAAGAAAGAAACAATACTTTATAAATCAATCACGTATAATAAATTTATTGAAAACTTACTTTGCAGTAATGATTGGCTATCGTACAGACATCAACTATTACATATGGATTTAAAAGAAATGAATGAATTAAACATGCCTATAGGAATTATAGGATCTCATTCAGATATTACATATGTAGATGTTGAACCATATGAAAATCTTACAGTCATAGAACCTAGTTGGCAAAATGTATTATGTGAACATGCAGGCATTAAAGGCATGTCTCCTAATCTAGGCGCAGACTTTGTACATCAAACAATAAAAGCATACGCAAGTGAAGACGAAATTCATGCCTATATAGAAAAACATAATATAGATAAATACAGATGGGCACTGAATGAAAAGGTTGGAAAACTCATGGCAATGTTAATGTCACAAGTTTTTGACCCTAAGATAACGAAATTTGTTCATCCCAATGTTGTAGACTATGTACACGGTCAATATGATTGTTGGAAACAATTAGAAGAAAAACAATTATTTAACTGGGTACACCCAAGTATTGAGGGCAATTTAGTTTTCTATGAGCATGTAAAATATAAGATGGAGAAATTTGTAAATGCTAACAAAAAATAGTCATATGAACCCAGTGTATGGGAAAGAAGAAATAGAAAGCGTATACGACTATGTTAACTCTGGTGGTTGGATTATGGAACATACCAAAACTAGAGAGTTAGAATCTCTTATATGTGACTATACTGGCGCCAAGTATGCACACATGGTAACAAGTGCTACTACAGGTCTCCTGTGTGCTTCTATGATAGCTAAAATACAGCCAGGAGAAAAGTTTGCCGTAAGTGCGTATACACAAGCGGCTACATGTAACGGCGCAATACTAATGGGAGGCATACCAGTGATAGTTGATGTTGACCCATTTAGCTACTGTATAAACTTCGATAAGATACCATCTGATTGTAGAGTTATATTTGTATCAGCAATCAATGGAAGATACCCAAAAGATGTTCAAGAACAAATCAAATCTTTAAGAGAAAGTGGTAGAGTCGTAATTGAAGACTCTGCACAAGCACTAGGTAGTAGAACAGTAAACGATATACACTGTGGTACTATGGGTGACATGGGCGTATTCAGTTTTGGAGCACCAAAGATTATTACTACAGGACAAGGTGGTTGCATCATTACTAATGATAAAGGTATTAGTGATGAGATTGTAGCAATCAAAAACTTTGGCAGAACGGTCAAGGTTGGAGAAGTATATAATGTCATGGGTTCTAATTTTAAGTTTACAGATTTACAAGCATCTTTCGGTGTACCACAGATGAAGAAACTGCCATTTATTGTCGAGCATAAGAAACATTTATTTAAGTGGTATTGTAAACATCTAAAAGGTGTGGTAGATTTTATTAATACTGATTTAGAATTTGTAACGCCAACGTATCCTGAAATATTAGTAAGCAAACGTGATGAACTTGTATTAGAATTACGAGAAGAAGGCATAGGATGCCGTGCAGTATATGATAGTCTATGTAATCAACCCTTTCATAAACAATGGAAAACCCCTACACCAATTGCAGACGAATTAGCAAGTAGAGGCCTACATTTACCAGGTCAGTTTGATTTACGTGAAGAAGACGTAAAGAAGATTGCAAGTGTTATTAAAAATCACGCGGCGTGATATAACTTAACTAAACTATCAATACCATCTTCAAGAGTTTCGGTAGCAGTGAATCCGATGTTTCTAATTTTTGAATAGTCAACAAAATAGTCTCTGCCATCTTTATCGTGAGATAATTCATCGTTAATAATTAATTCATAATCGACTTTGCTTTTAATAATTTGTGCAATGTCTAACTTAGTATGATTTAATGTTTCATCACCGACATTCCATATCTCGCCTTTCATAATATCGTATTTCTCTAACGCCCATCTGAATGAACGTGCCAAGTCGTTAATGCTTAAGAAAGTACGTTTGAAGTGCTTTTCAAATAAGACCAATTTCTTTTCAGCTATTGCTTTGTAAGTAAAGTCATTAACAAGTAAGTCTTGTCTTAATCTATTACTCACACCAAATGCAGTTGCTGGTCTTAGTATAACCGCATCAGTTCCTTCTAATTTCTTTTCACCATCAAGTTTGTAAACACTGTATGTACTGATTGGATTAGTCTCACATGTTTCGTCACATGTCTTGCCTAACTCACCGTATACACTTCCTGTACTTGCATATACAAAAGGCTTATCAATAGAAGCATCAATAACTCTATTAGTTCCTTCTACATTAATTCTGTATGCTAAGTCTGGTTCACGTTCACATGCAGGATATCCTACAATGCCTGCTAGATGTATTACTGCATCTGCACTTTTTAGAATAGGCTCAACTGCTGGATCACAGATATCCATCTTATGTAGATGAAATCCTTTTCTATCTAAGATATTTAATATAGGTTGTACCCCATACTTTAACCAATCTATACAAATAACTTCATGTCCGTTGTTTAATAGTTGTTCACTTAATCTACAACCAACATATCCTGCCCCACCTGTTATTGCAATTTTCATTTGTCTTTCTCCACTACGTTAACTTCTGGCATTGCGAATAGCATTCTGCCACCTTTTTCAATCCATTCTTTTTCTTTTTCTACAAACATATCTTTAAATCCAAAGTTAGGAACAAAGAATAAGTCTGCATCTTTCTTTGCATCTTCTTCACTGACAATAGGTATTTCTGTACCAACAGTATATCTTCCTATCTTGTCAGGATGTATTTCAGCCGCACCTTCAAACAGTCCACCAAGTTTCCATAACTGTAACATTGTATTGCCTTTTGTACTTGCTCCATATACATAGTTCTTCTTTCCAGCTTTCAGAGAATCTTTTAATACTGTTCGTAGTAATAAACCATTCTGTTCTACATTTGCAAAAAAGTTTTCTAACCCTGAAATATCTTCCAAATAAACAATGCTACCTTCATTTAGTTTTCTAGCCCATATCTGATAACTACCGCCTTGTATATCGTTCTCTACTACTTTGAATATTTCTAGTCCATTTTGTTCGTATAACTTTACAAGACTTTTATAACTATAATATTCTAAATGTTCATGGCAGACATTACCCAAGTCTTTCTTCTGTAGCATAGGCGCAAGTGTCATTAGTTGAGCAACAAAAATGCCGTCAGGATGTAGACTTTGATTTACACTATAGATAAATTTATTAGGGTCATCTAAGTCATAGAACATACCTATTGCAGTAATGAACTTAGCCTTTCTCCCCTCCATTAGTTTGTAATGCCACATATCATTAATAACTGCATCACACTCTTTTACTAATTTTTTAATTAAGTTTGGTGCTGGCTCACACCCAATTCTATATCTATCCGTTTCTACTCCACCAAGCAATGTACCATCGTTAGCACCGATATCTAAAACAATATCACCCGGGTCTGTATATTTGTTGGCAAACTCTGCAATCTCTAATAGATTGTCTTTTAGTTTTTTATTCAATCCACTTTCATACCAATAGTGTTCTCCATATAATATCTTTGGATTCACGGTATGACGTAGTTGTACTAAATCACATTCTTCACACTGGTCTAAAACCATTGGTGCAGTACCTCTTGTAAACTTAGGGTCTTTAGGAAAGTCATTAATATGTATGTCACCAAAGTCTGCGACAAACTTTACTGGACTACCACATACTCTGCAATCCTTTCTTTCGTTTAATATTTTTTTAGCCATTATCTACTA